CCGGCTTCTACTTGGACGGCTCGTTGCAGCGCGCCCAGTTCCGCAATCGCGTCGAAGGTGTGGGCCTGGCTACCGAGCGGTACGACAGTCGCGGCTGGCAGGGCGCCATCGAAACGGGCTACGCCTTCCGAGTCGGTGGTTCTCAGAACGGCGGGATCTTCTTGGAGCCGCAGCTGCAAGTGGGCTACAACCGTTGGGACGACCTTCGCCACACCGAGGCCAACGGCACGGTGGTGAACACGCAGGACGCCGATGGCTTGTATGGCCGTATAGGCCTGCGTTTGTCCGGGGTGACGCGCTGGGGCGACGGCGCGACCGATGTGCAGCCGTACATCGCCGCCAACTGGCTGCACACCTGGGCCGAGTCGCAGGTGTGGATGGACGATGAGCGTGTGGATGCGCGCATTCCGCGCAGCCGTGCGGAAGTGAGTGCCGGTGCGTCGTTTAAGTTTGCCAATGGGTTGGGCGCCTGGGCGGGGTTGGCCCGGCAGCAGACCAGTGGCTATCACCAGACGAGTGCGCAGCTGGGTATGAGCTATAGCTGGTAGTACCAAGAGGAAGTGCCGCAACAGAGGGCCGGAAATCGCCGGCCCTCTGCTTTTTCACCTTTGGACAATAGAAGCTGCCGTCGCGAGCGCCCCTAATCCGTCAACGTCGACGGACTGCCGGATAGATGGGCCAGCAGCACACTGCAATCGTTCGCCTTATCCAGCACGGCCGTCGCCCCAGCCTTGAAGCACTCACGCCTAGTCGCGGCATCCACGCCACCCACAATGATGATGTCTAAGTTGGGGAACGCAGCTCTTAGCAGCTCAATGAGCCCTGGTCCATGAAGGCGTCCATGCGAGACATCAAGGTCAATTGCTACTGCTTCTACTGGTTGCTTTTGAATGGATGAAAAAAGCGAACCGCCATCAGTATGCAGCCCAGACAGCTCCAGACCCGCAGCCGCATTTATCAGCACCTTAAGGCCTATGGCAGCAACTGGATGACCTTCGAGTATCGCGATTCTTCTCACGGCTAACCTCTAATGGCTGCATAGAAGCGGGGCACGCGTCATCTGATCGCGGGACATCCCCAGATAAGCTAGAGTCTCACTACGCCGTATTCTTAAGAATGCAATTTGTTTCAATTTTCAGATTGGGAGCGAAGTCATGGCGGAAGGCCCGGGGCTCATCTCTACATTAAAGTCGCTCGAAGTCGAACTAGCTTCCCTCCGATTTCAATTAGGCCTCTCGCGCGCAGATCTCTCAGGCAAAGACTGGCTGACCGTGGAGGAGGCCGCTTTCTACTGCGGCGTTAGCACCTCACAGTTCAACGCAAAAGCCACCGAGTACTCGCTCGAGCCGCGCAACTTCATGGGGAAGAAGCTGTACGAGAAAGCATCCCTCTACCTAGCGATCCATGGAGCCAGCCAGTGGAAACGAGGGCCGCTCAGGGGCTACGCTACCGAGCCAGGATCACCCCGCATAGCTGAAGCTGCTGCAAGGCTCGCCAGATACGAGAAACGACGCAGCCGGACTTGAGGAGAAGGGCTTGAGCATCATGGTAAAGCTATTGACCTTGGCGCAGGCAGCGGAACTCTCAGCCTGCTCGACCAAAACCCTGCGGCGAGCCATCGATGCGGCGGCACTCACCGCTTACCGACTCGGGCAAGGCGCGAAGTCGGATCGAATTCACCCCGCTGACCTGCACATCTGGTGGGCCAAATGCAAGGTGCAAACATGCCAGTCACAAAGCGACCCAATGGAAGCTATCAGGTTACCGTTGGATACGGTGGACGAACGGTTAGAAAGACTTCTCGCCACTGGACGTTCAAGGAAGCCAAAGCCTACGAGGTCAAGCTCCTCTCGGCGAACAAGGACAAGGCCGCCGGGAAGCAACCTGAGCGCCTAATCGGCCACGCTTTGGAGAAGTGGCTGATTGACCATGTGCCCCGGCTTCGCTCAGCGAAGAAGACCATGGCTCACGCCGCCAAACTGCAGCGGTACATCAGCGGCAGGAAGCTATCGGAGGCGTCGCAGGTGTGGGCGGAGATCAAAGCTGCGGAGATCGGCAAGGCTCCGGCCACGGTGAACCACAAGGGCCGGATTCTGAGGCAGATCACGCGGATGGCATGGCGGGAATGGGGTTGGTTGGAAAGGCCAGCGGCGATTGCGCTGTTGCCTGAGAAGCCGCGCGAGACGTTCCTGACGACCGAGCAGGTCGAGGCGCTAGCGAGGGCATGCCCCAACCCTCTGGCGGGTAACTACGTGCGCTTGGCGGCGTATACGGGGATTCGGCGGGGGCACCTGCTGCGACTGACCCATCACGACGTGAAGGATGGCTTTCTCCGGCTGGATCGGACCAGCAAGACGCGGACGCTGCAGTTGGTGCCGCTGCACCCGAAGGTGCTGAGCGTGGCCCAGCGATTGCCGCTGGGTGTCTCGGATGACGGGGTGCGGGCGTCGTGGAAGACAGCCCGTGAGGCTTGCGGCTTGGAGCACGTTCGGTGGCATGATCTGCGACACACATGCGCGTCCTGGCTGGTGCAGGCCGGGGTATCGCTGCACACGGTTTCTGAGGTGCTGGGGCACAGCTCGCTGGCGATGACCAGACGCTACGCCCACCTTGCGCCGGAACATCTGGCCGACGCCATCAAAAAGCTGGCCTGAAGCTACGACGCGGGATTTTGAGCACTGGACGGAACGGTGTTACAAATCGCCAAGGTCGGATATGACTGCTTGGCTAGCCGTGAGGGTGGCACAGAGCAGCTTGCCGCCCGACACCACACGTCCAACATGGGCATTCTCGTGCGCGGCCTGCAGCCGCCCAGCATCCAGCACCCAGGCGGGGTCGAAGTTGGCCGGCCTATCTCTCAGCGGGTCTCCTGGCGAAGCTAAGCCGCCCTCTAGAGGCTGCACGACGACTGGTTTTGCGTTAGCACTCTTGGCGTAGGCGGTAGCAACCATTCTGCCGCTCTTGGGTGACCATCCACCGAGAACCAGCTCGCTATGAAGAACGTCGCGTGGGATGCCGGCTTGAATCGCCGCCGTCTCATAAGCAGGCCACAACTTCTCGATGACCAAGCCGAACTCTGCCAGGAGTTGTTCCATGGTGAAGTCCGCGCGGAAGCTAGCCTGGAGGCTTAGCTCGTAAAGCCTCAAGAAGAACTGGGCCGAGCCTCGGGTCGCCAGAATCAAGTTGTGCTGGGGGATTAGCAGCAGCTTGGCGCCGGTAGAAAGCTCCCCCGTCGCCGCGTCTTGGGCCAAGGTATCGACCGCGACCAGCAGCTTGTCCGGGCTAAGGATTACGTTGAGGATGCTCATTGAGTAGCCCGCTTGGCGAAGCTGAACTATCGCGGGGCTGTGCCGCCCTGTCTAGCGCCGCCTAGGTAGACCCACTCACTCGCCATCAACCCGACGCCGACGAACTCGCCGACCGGCTCGGTTAGCGTCTCGCCAAGCCAACACTTCGCCTGCCACCCACGTGGCTGGGCGCATGGACACCCTCACGGGGAAGTCGGGTCTACACGCCACCGTTTCCAGGACGGTGCGGCCTGCAATTCCCAGTAGCTCTCCGACTGCATCGGCATTTATCGCCCGGAGTTCAAATGGTATCTGGCCATCGTGTTCGCTCATTGCCGCACCCGCTTATGAGATTCGTCGCGCGCAGCCTAACCAAAGTAGATTCCATTGTCGTCCGGCGTTGATTCTGGGACTCGAATCCACTAGTGCCGCAACGCATTTGAAGCCGTTTGCGTAATTTCGGACTATCGATACAGCTATCCCGGCCTCTTAAGTGCGTCGCGAAGCCGGCGCTGCTGCTGTACCTCAAGGCGTAGACGGCCCTGGTGCCGGATCGCCCAAAGCTCCGAGCCGACCACGCCCCGTTCGTAGCTGGTGCATGTCCGGCCCTTCGGCCTGTCGGAGGGGATGTGTCTGTCTACCCAGACCCACCACACGTGGTCGTCTACCCGCTGGCTGAGGCGCAGTACCTCCACGCCATCACAGAGCAGCGCGTCCGGCAGCCCGTCGGGGCGGCTGGCCACTGATCGCCATCGGAAGTCGGGAGGGAGCATGCCCGGCAGCATACGGACGGGGATCTCACATTCCGAGACTGGTAGTAGGCGTTCCGCGCGAGCGCCAGAAGCACCAGGGGAGCCGCGGTATCAGCCCTGACTCACCTTTGAATCGCATCACGCCGTTATGTAACTGTTGCCTAACGGTTCCTTAGCCCTTGGAAACCCCTTCCCCGCTCGGAGCTACTGCCCGGTCTGGCGCCCATTTGCCGCTCGGAGTGTGGCTTTCCTGGTGCCACTGCTCGGCGGGGTCATCTGACTCTCCGAAGCTTCCTTTACTTTCCTGCGCTTGACTCCCCTCTTCGCCTTGGCAGGTCGAGCCATCGGCGGCGGGAACAGACCCTTCACCACCACTAAGAACACTGCGATGACGTTCACGGTCGCACCCGCAGTGAGGGTGACCAGCGCCTTGTCTGTTAAAAATTGCTTACCTTGTGCGAGATTCATGCAGCCTGCAAACGCGAACAGGAAAATCCAACAGCCGACGGCGACCTGAGCAAGACCCACCGCCTTTTCGGCGTGCTTTTCACGCAGATCCATGTCTTGCTGTAGACGGTCATTTTTGACCTTCCGGCCGCGCTGCTTTTCCTTGGCCTTATCGCTCTTGCCGAAGAATTTCAGTTCCGCATCAGCGGATGGCGCGTGATCGCTTGCAGGCGCATGGGAGATCGTGTCAGCGAGCCTGCTGACCGTTTCGTCCAACGAGGCAACGTGCGGAGAGGAGCCGCTACCACTGTCCTTGTGACCCATAGACCGACCCTGTTAGCGCGCCTTGAAGAAAGCCTGCATGTCACTATCTCGGATGTCAGCATTTCTGTATGTGCCATACACCTTGTCCCACGGGCCGTCCTTAACATGCGACATGTTGGAGAGCTCAACCGGACTGCGGTTCTTATAGGCGTTCCATACCGCCTCGATCATCGCTCGGTCGGCATCATTATCAACCCTAGGAGGCAGGACATAGCCCCCCTCATTTGGGTCGTAATAAGTGTGGGCGAATTTTATGGGACCGCCACCATAACCCTTGAAAGCATGGTAGACGTCAGGGAAGACTGGCCCATATGTCCAAGCCTCCGGAGCCTCATCAACAAGTGGCTCGCCACGAAGACCCAAGCTGTGCCCTTGCGCGAAGTACAGCAACTTTTGCAGCATCATGTTGCTGATCGGCACATGGTCACGCTTAGCCAATTCTATAAAAGCGTTGGCGACACTAAAAACGTTATTTTGCATGTCGCACCTCCTTCGGCACGTGGTGCCTTACTTCCCCAGAGGAAGGCTAGCACCAATCTGTGTACAGATCTGTGGATAACTTTTTCAACTTCAAGGCCCCAGTGTCCCAGATCGCTGTCGCGTGGCCTGAGAGAGCCTGTCAACGGACCTTGCGTTCAGCCTTCACTTAAATGCGGAAGGGCCCCAGAGGGGCGCGCGGGCCGGCTGTTTGGCATAAGTGCTGCAGAAAGCGGCGAATTCTAGCACCGGGAGACGTCGGACAAGCGTGGCTAGAGACGTGGACCGTAAAAGCGCTCCCTAAGTTCCGCTTCTATTGCAGGCCATGAATCGCCTGCACGGCATGGAACGCGTCCACATACGCCACCCACCGGTCGTTCGTGAAGACGCTCACCAGTCCGCAGGTACAGTCCCTGCCCTCCGCCCTAGGACAGAGCGGGTCGTGGAGGTCGAAGGCCCGCCAGGGTTCTCCTATGGCCTGCCGCGCGACCTCTAGGCGCCCTTCAAAGTCCTCAGGCAGGCACTGCCGTTCGGCGGCATAGATCACGTAGGTGACCCCGTCCCAAGGCTCCACTGAGCTATCCGTATCTACAGTAGAGATTGGCTCTTGGTCGTCAGTCACGGTCAGTCTCCGGCTCAGCAGGGTCGGGCTGGACAAAGGTCACCGTGATGCCCTGGACAGGCACGGAGTCTGGATCCAGGCCAACCGACTGGACCGGCTTGCCAAAGCCGCGATCCAGCAGCGCCTCACAGGCCGCCCGGGCGAGGGAAAGGTTGTCCCCCCGCATGATCTCCACCAGGCGCTCAATAGCCTCTCGGCCGTGTTCCCGGGCCAGCTCCCGGACCTCGAAATCCACCTTGGGCCGCCCGCTAGGGTTGCCCGATTGCCCTGGAACGAATGGCATAGCTCTCACCTATTGTTTTCATCTGTTACCAATGCAAATCCCTGCTTGCGGAACGTCTTGTCTGCGGCGTCGAACCCCACCTCTTGGACATGCCTTTCGAGGTACCTGCCAGCCATCTCAGTGAGGTCGAGCCCACCGAAGTGGACCCGCCTTCCTGCATTGGCTTGAAGCAACACAGCGGCGATTCCTCGCACTGCCGCAGGGCTCAGCGCCTCACAAACCCCTGCAGTCTTCGACTTCCCCTGCATAGCCCTAAACCCCCCTCAGGTTGCTCGGGTGTACTTCTCGGGGTCGCCCTGGAACTTGCCCAGGACCTCTCCGGTGTTCAGTGCGTTAACCCAGCCGGCAGCAGAGCCGCCAGCACGGGTAAGGCCAGCCCTTGAGCCTGCCGAGGCAACTGGAGATCTCGCCCCACCCGCTCCGCCGCTCAGGAAGCCGCCTACGTTGTTACCGAAGCCGCCCAGTGATCCGGGCGTTGGCTGCTGGGCAATGAGCTGCTTGCCCCAGCCGCTAGTGGGCGACCAGTTGGTGAACGACCCCGGGCGCATGAAGCCCTGATTGCCAAAGTTGTTGGCCGAGCCAGCGTCCTGCAGGTAGCCGGCCCAATCTCCACCGGGGGACTGAGCGCCAAGGCTGAGGTTGGCGGTAGTGGGCGGCGTGGCCGAAGGAGCAGCGAATTCACCTCGAGTGATTTGAGGGGCGCGCCAGTCCATAGGGATAGGAATCGACTCCGCCTGCACAAACCCGGGGTCTTTCCCGTACCTATCAACCATCTTGCTGATGCCCCTGCCCGCTATCGCCCCGATTAGCGGACCGCCAAAGGCACCAATCACCGTCTGCGCCGCGCGACCAATAAGCCCCGGCATCACGTTCCGGTATTGCCCCGTCCGTGGGTCGTAGTTGTTCGAGCCCGACAGGAACCGCTCCCCGACCCTGCCGGTCGTCCGGCCCAAAAAGTTGCGTTGTGCCACATGCCTCTCCTTGGGCTATTGGTTTAGCCCATTCATTTATTGGTGAGATTTCGTCGCCCGGGGCGGGTGTATGCTGGCGTCGCCAACCCTTGGGACTGACTGCAATGGATGCTTGGAAGAACACCCAGTACCCCCTGCCCCAGTCGTGGGAGGAGGGGGCTAAATCTGACGACCGCAAAGATGCCGGTTACGGGTTCGCCTTCGTGTCGCTGGTTGTTGCTATTCCCGTCCTGCTCATCGCATTGGTAGTGCTTGTCTACGCGGGGTTTGCTGTTGCTTCATAGCCTCGAGCTGATCTGCCAGCTCGGCTACGTCGTCGTTTTCTTCTGACTCGGCGACATGCCGCAACATCTGAGTCTGAGCGACCAATTCACCGACTGGCTTCTCCCCGTTCTTCGCCACCCAGCGCACAAAGCCAGGGCTGGTCATGAGTCGGCCCAGACCGTTGAATGCCGCGGCCAATGAAGCCGAACCAGCTACGATTCCGGCCCCCAGGAGCGGACTACCGGACATCGCTGCAGTTGCCGCGCTACTCGCCGTACCCGCCGACTGGGTGATGAGCGAGATGAGCCGACCCGTGCCAGACGGGTTGCGGAACACTGCACTTCCCTGCCGGATTTTCTCTGTCATCCGCGCGATCTTGTCCATATCCTGGCGGAAGCCCATTCCGTGGCGGTCAAACAACACCCGCTTGGCCTCCGGGCTCATGTTTGCCCAGTTGGTCAAGAACGTCTCCATGCTGAAAACGTCGTTGTCGGCGTTCTGCTGGCTGCCCGTCGCCCGGCCCATTCGGCGGATAAACGACGCTGACACCTCCCGCTGCGCCTCCTTGGGAAGCGACTGCATGACCGCGTGCAGGGTGGTGGCGCCTTCCTTCGTGTTGCCAAATGCCGCCTTGTAGACGGCTTCCGGACCGCCGCTCTTGTCCACCACGTGGGCGATAGAGTCGATGCGGTTGCTTCGGGCAGCGTAGTAGGCGTTTGCGCGCTTCCAAGCCTGCCGGGCTTCCGGGGTGGTCGCGGCGGCCTCCATATCGCGTGTCAGCGCACCGTAGAGCGCCTTCCACTTGTCCCGAGGCACGTTGTCCGCCAGGGAGTAGTTGTCTAGCTCCTTCCCCACGACCGTCCGCAGCTTGGTCAGTGCTTGATACGGGATCTGGTTGTCCGCCATCCCTGCGATTGCGGTCTTAACCTGTTCGTCAATCTGCTGAGGACTCGCGACCGGTTGTGAGGCACGCATCCCCAGTGTCTGGAGGCGCGTGTTCTCCGCCCTGGCCTGCTGTGCTTGGGCATTCAACTGCTGCCTAAGCTCATCTGCCTGCTGGCGCACCTCAGGCCGCTGCAGAGCCGCCTCCGCACCGCCGATATCCTTTCCCAAGGCAGCCTCAATGCCCTGGATCCTGGCGTTCTGGAAGAGCTTTGCAACATTGGGCGCACCTTCGATGGAGGCGTTAAGATCGGATAGCGCCTGCTTGGTGTTCTCTACGGGCACTCGCGCGCCAGGGGCGATCTGCTTCGAAACCCGGTCGTAAAGCTCCTCCGCCTTCTTTGCGGTCTTGGGTACGAACGCTACGGGAGACTTGCCCTCAACACCTTCCAAGATGGTGCGGCCCGCCTGCTCAGGACTCATTGGTCGGCCACGCGGAGACAGCCCCACTGCGTACTGTTCGACCGCCTGTCCTGTTGCGGCGGACTGCTTAGCACCAAGCTGGGCAATGGGGCCCGCACCGCCCGGGACGTTCCCCAGCATCGTTTCGACGGCCTGGGGGAAACGACCACCAGTAGCCTGCCCCACGCTAGGAGTTGCGCCAACGGCTGCGAAGTCCCCCACGGTCTGCTGAATGTCTGCAGAGGTGACCGGCGCGCCAACCGCGTTCCTCCCCCTCAGTGCTCCTCGCGTCCCTTGGGCCACAGCAGCCGGCACGATGCCGCCGCGCATGCCCGGAACGAGTGCTGCGAGCGTGCCAGGCGCGAACCCGGCCGCAAGGCCAGCCGCCACTTGAGCGCCAGGTCCGCCGCCAGCCTCTTTAACTCCCGAGCTTGCCAGCGTCCCGGTGGTGGTCGCTGCCGTCTGGAGGATGGGGTTTGCAGCGAAGAACTGCCCGGTCCGCTGTACAAGACCACGCCCTGCACTCGCCAAGCCACCCGCCCCCAACGTCAAGGCAGTGCCGGTCAGGCCCTCGCCGACGTCCCCCATAACGCGGTCGCCCGACGTCTGCGCCTGGGGGAGGCCGAGGGTATTGGCAAATGCCTGCGCTTCCTCGCGATACGGCCGCGCCTCCTGCAACCCGACGGCCCTCGCGATGGGATTGGCGATGTAGTTGTTGAAGGCGTCGCCGCCAGCGGCCCCGATTAGACTTCCAGCGCCCTGTATCGCCGAACGCACGCCGAACGCCGCGTCGCGGCCAACGCCATACGTCCAGCCATCGGGCGCGACCTTCTGCGCCGTGGAGTCAACAGTAGCCGTTACACCGCTGAAGTCAGGCCGCTGGGCCTGCACGGCAGGAAGGTCAGTGATCGGCATCTCACTGTCAGCCGAGCCAGCCTGAGCCGCGTAGTTGGCCCACGGGCCTTTGCTCGTGCCTTGGTCGGGCTGGCCTTGAGGTGACGCGGCAACTTCCACTTCCTGCTGGTACTTTTCCCACGGACCTGCCATCAGATGCGCTCCCAATTCTTCTTGTCAGCGGGGTTACCCCCCTTAAAGCGATAGCCACCCTCCACGGTGCCGGGCGCAGGGCTGTTCACACCTCGCGCCGCATTCGCCCCTTGCGGTACGGGAGCCGGCAGTGCGCTACCCGCAGCAGAACGCATGCCACGCTCAGTTACCTGACGGGCTCGGGCCTTCTGTGCGATCACCGCAGGCGAGTCGCCGGGAATCGGGAAGTACGTCCGCCGTTCCTGCTCCATTTCATCCTTACCGATCGCTGCGCCGGATTCCTTTCGGAGGTTCGCACGCACCCAGTTGTTCTGAGCCTGGCGGTATTGCTGCCCCTCGTCAGTGGCAAGCGGGTTAAGGACTTCGCCGCCAGCGGTGTAGTAGTCGCGACGATTCGTCGGGTCGTATCCCGCCCCCTCCAGGCGCTGCATCTCGTTGTTCGCCTCGACCATGCGATTGAAGAAGCCGGATGCGTTGCGCTCGCCCTCGCTGGTCTTACCGGCCGGGATGTAGGTCGTGGTTCCGTCGCCGTTGTCGATGACCTGTCTCGCACCACCTGCCGGCATGTCGCGGGGCTTGTTAACAATCTGGATCTGGCCGGTTGGCCCCATCTGGGCTACGGTTCCAGACGGCAGGCCAAGGGATGCAATCTCGTCGACCTTGAGCGTGCGGTAGCTCTCGCGCTCCTTGTCTGCCTTGGCAGGCTTCCATCCGATCTGGGGCGAGTCCTGCCCACCCTGAGCGAGTGCCAAGACCTTGGGAACATAGTGCCGAGTCTCTGCCGGTGCGTTGGCGAGGACCGCATCGACGTTTCCGCCATGGGTTTTCATGGCCCGATCCACGTTCCCCGGCCCCCAGTTGTAGGCGGCGAGCGCCAGTTGCGGGTCGCCGTACTGCTTCAACATGGCCTGCAGGTAATCCTTGCCCACGCGCTCCATTTCTCCCGGCGAGCTGTCCCGTGCCGGAGCGACCCCGTAACCCGGATCAACCAGCGTGCCGGGCATGGTCTGCATCGTGCCCATAGCCCCCTTGGGCGACACCGCCGCCGGATTGCCGCCGGACTCCACCTGCATTACGGCCTGTTCCAGCGTCGGAACCATGTCCTTCGACAAGAAACCGCTTGTCGGCATCTGCGGCTGCGTACCGAGTGGATCCTGAGATAGGAAGCCTTCACTGATGACGTTGCCCTGCAGGTCTCTCAGTTCTTGGGTTGCCAGGTTGCGCAGCACGTTGAGATATCCGGGCTCTCCAGTGCGCGGATTCTTGTAGGCGATCTCCATCGGGTCCCATTTGGCCTGGGGCTGCGCCTTGTTGCGGAGGTCCAGCGCGCCATCCGGGTCGTACCGAGCCAGCTCCGCCCACTTCTCGCTATTGATCGAGCCGTCAGAATTCAGCACGCCCTGCTGGGCCTGCTCGATGGCGGCGTTGCGCTCCATGCCCTGCCGGGTTCGGGCAAGTATTTCCTTCTTGTATCGGGCGTTCTCCATCCCCTGAACGCTTTGATCGACCGCGAGCAACCCCGACTGGATGCCGTCGCTGAGAGAGGCGCCGAAGTTGCCACCATTCTTGGCGCTGAGCATCCCCAGACCGGCTGCCAGTAGGCCGCGACGCGTAAGAGCGCCTTGATCCTGCTCGCTCATATCCTGCCAGCCGGGGGTCATACGGCCGAAAAAGTTTCGTGGGCTGAAATTCATGAATTGCTGTCCTATGCTCAAGTTGCGCATCGCTTGCCGAGTACTCACCGAGGACTCACTGAGTACTCACGGAGCGGTGCGTGACATGCGCGAAGAAGGGAAGGCGGCGCCACCGAAGTGGTCGCCGCCGGGGCTCGCCCTTGGGTAGTTGGAGCCCCTATTACTTTCACCGTTTGGCGGGTGTAAATAGCTCCCAGCCCGGAAAGCGGCAGCAGTACCGGGATATCTCGCTAAGCCCCGGCGACTGGCCTGCCTGCGCCAGGGCTCAACAGACCGTCGCCCGCGTTCCAGTCGCGGTCCCCCGCTTCGCCCAGCTCTTCCAAAAGCGCGTAGCTCGCTCGCTCCAGCCAGTCCCAGAGGACCCGCTCAATCGCGCGAACTCTGTTGCGGTACGCAGACTCCCTAACACCCTCGCTCGCTGCCCCGTCCCTGTAGCTACGCCCAAGACCCAGTAGCCGCGCAGCCGCCTCTCGGGCGTGGTGACGTTCGTGGCCAAGCGCGACCAAGTACAGCTCAACCTGCGGCCACCGCCAAAGCTGCTGGGCGGCATAGAGCATCAGCCAGTCCTCCAGCGGCCCGTCCAGGCCGGCGTCCGCGAGCGCCATCAGGACCGGTCGAACCGGACGAACCGCAGGAATCACCACAACGCCTGGGGAGGTCTTGTTGCTCCAAGCATGGACGCGCCTCGTCCTCGACGCGTGCATATCAGGATTTGACGCGTCGGCACGCATGTTTGTCGCGTTGTCGAACGCTTCCACTGTCCGCCTTTTGTCCGCATCGAAAGCGGACAAGGCAGCTGCTCGGGCATGTCGTCCCCTGGGAAGGTACTTTCGAGCGTCGTGGACAACCGCGCCACGGGTGTGGATGGCCAAACCGGCAGGGTCCACTGTCCCGTCCTCGGCTATGGGGACCTCCACCCAACTTGCATGCCAGACCATCGCCATGCAGGCTCCGCAGCCGTAAGCAGCCGCCACCGCCCGGGACGCCCGGTCCACGTTGGTTGAACCTTCCTGCCACGGCCCTCCCTTCCTTGGCCGAGACGGGAGTTTGCTCTCCGATGCTGCTAGCAATGTTGTATCGATGCTAGTAGCAGTGCTAGTAGCATCCACGCCGCCTGCAATGGCTGGTTCTGTTCGCGTTCGAGTCAGGTCCAAGGGTGGGCCTCCCGGTAGCAATGGCCAGAGAAGCCCATCACAACCAGTGCGCAGGCCGCTCCGCTTGGTAGATATCTAGATAGGTGTGCACATAGCGACCAATAGGGGGTGTGGATAAGTGGCTGACTGCTCCGCATAGCGACCAACTTGGTCTGCATGCGGAGCAAGGATTCGACCCACTGCTCCGCATAGCGACCAAGTTGCTCCGAATAGCGACTACAGTTCGCGCCGTTGCTGCCACAGATGAGGCGCCACATGGGTGGCCGGCTCTTGATGCTTGTGGGACTCATCAATCGGGTAGTAGGTGAGCGCGTAGAGCCCGCAACTGTTCCTGCCACCCTTTCGAGTTTCGATGATCCAGCCCGCCTCAAGCAGCTCGCGCTTGGCATCCATGACGGTTCCCTGGCTGCGCCACCCACGATTCCGTAGAAGCGACCACGGGATACTGATGTCCCCGTTGCGCCCGGGACGGTACTGCCGGGCAAGCTCAAGGAGGAGCTTGGCAGCGTGCCCGGAAAGGCACCCGAACTCATGGGAATCGGCAATGCGGTGTTCAATGGAGAGGAAGGGCGGGCCTTTTCCCCTGCCTTTGACCTGGGGCCGCTTCTTCTCGGAAATTCGTTGCACATGGTCACCTCCCATCGCCCTTACCTCGGCCAATAGGACGTGCCAGACGGCAGTTATCCGGTCGTTTCATACACCCCCCAAGGGCGATAGGTGGATAGCCGGTTACGGCTTCTTCTTGGACTGCACACCGAGGAGGTGTATCCAAGTCAGACCAGCGCGTATCTGCCTCACCGTGCGCTGCGCGATCCCCAGGCGTCTGGCCCACACGTTGCTGGCGATGGTGTCCGCGCTCTCGCGTATCGCTAGCACTTGCTCCGGCAGGAGCTTGCAGTACGTGGATCGGCATCCGTAGCGCTGGAGATTTCTCTGGGCCTGTCTGGCTCGGTTTTCCGCAGGGGTTACGAGGTCCAGATTGGACAGCGCGTTGTTGCCCGCGTCGCAATCTAGGTGATCGATCTGCATTCCCTCAGGGATCGGTCCGTGTGCGGCCTCCCACACCACCCGATGCGCGTACCACGTGATGCGAGGACAGGCGGCCGTCGCGTTGCGGATGATCCTGACGTAGGTATCAGATGTCTGGATACCGACCTCCACGCCGTCAGAGTTAAAGACGCGCCCTGACTTCAAACATGCCAAAAGGCCGGAGGGAGGGTGAGGAACAAGGTCAGTGACGTCGCATGTGTTCACGGCTCCTCCTCCACCGTCTCCGCTTGCTGCGGAAGACGCGACTTGAAGGCTAGCCAGGCAGCCCGTACCTCCAGAGGCGCGAAGTACTCCGTTACCCTGTAAGAGCCGTGGTCGTCGTCGTGGGTGGCCGTGTAGGACTCAAGAAGTCCCCGACTCACCAAAGTCTGCGTAGCAGGGCGGGACGGGGCCGCCTGTGTGCCGTCAGCTGTCCATCCGCCCGCGTCCATCACCCGGCGCTGTTCTGCCGTGAGGCCGCTGAAATCGTACTGGCTCATGGCTGCGCTCCATTCGTGGAGGCGCTGCTTATGAGTGCGCGGATATCTTCTGCGCGCCATGCGGTTGCGCGTTCGCCGATCTTGAAAGGCTGCGGGTAGCGTCCGATCTTTACGCCAGCCCACCAAGTGGACTTGGAGATTGGGTAAAGCCGGAGGACTTCTGGCAACCGAAGGAAGCCGGTCTCTGGGATCTCTTGCTGAGATTTCTGCAGCATCTCATTGCCCTACACCGCACCGGGATGGACGGTTTCGGACAGATTGAAGATGCCAGACCCTGTGCATAATTGAAGAAACACACAGGCTTCTCTTTAAATTATTGAGGGGAGGATTTTCCGCCCTTAGGAGTCCTTTTCTTCCCCCCGGATGGAGCGAAGTTGGCCAAGTCATTGGTAGTCATGTCTGAGACATCGAAGAAGAGCGCGGCCAAGGCCAAGACGAGAGAGCGCATGGGCCGCCCGTAAGACCCTACGCAGTGCAGCGTCATGCGCCGCAGAAAGTACAGCTTGGGCGCGCTTGGAGAGTCTGCTTGCCCATCAAATTTCGGCAGGTCCACCATCGCGTCCGCCACTATCGCCAAGGACTCGAAAGTCTCCTGGTTCAGGCGCGAGGGCAGACGCTCCAAATTCCCTCCAGCCTCCTTGAGCATGTAACGCGCAGACTGAAGGTCGCCTTGAATAGCCGGATGCCCAAGCGCTTCGGCGATGACTCTCGCCGCAGCGGCGACCGCCTTCGATTTGCGCTTGCGCTCCGTCTGACTTACTGCCGCCGTGGAAAAGCCTGTGCGTGCACGTTCGACGGCTGTCATAAGGCCTATCACCTCATCCACGTCCGGAAAACCGCTGAAATTGTTGGACAGCGCTTCCACCACGGAGTCTTCCGCGCGACGGGAACGAATGGCGTTCAATGCCCACAGCGCCCGGCCGGAACGCACGGCAAGGAGACGAGCGAGGACTGAGTACGAAGTCGTAGAACGCTCGCGACCCGGAGGCGGTCGAATGTAGTCCAACACGTACTCGACTGCTAACCACTCTGCAGCTGTTAGCAGGGTGTGCCCGCCTTCGGTGTCAATTGGCTTTCGTGCCATCGCTCGTGCTCCCTGTCTCGGCTATGCGCCGATTACCTTCCGCTCAAGTCGCCCTGCCCTGTCGGCAATGCCGTCAACCAGCTTCCGCGCCACCCTCAGAGCCTGTGCCCTTGAGAGGGGAGTGCCGTTTGATTTTGCCTTATCCAGCTGGCACTGCGCGCTGTACTCGATCAGCCATGCGCGGGCCCCCTTATCCTCCCGCTTGCGCGCACGGGCCGCAGCCTTCGCTGCGCGGGCTGCAGCCTTCGCTTTGGCTTCCATAGCCTTCAGGTCAGCTGCGATCTGCCGCTCCTGCTCCCTGGCGGCGCGTTTCAGCTCCCTCTCCGGGAAGCCTAAAGGCAGCATTTCGTCGGTCCCGTCGAAGGCCGATGCGTACCAATGGACCCCATGGCGGAGGTGGTAGGAGGCTTGGTCGAAGAGCCAGGGACTGGAGCTCGGCTCCAAATCTCGCATGGCCGTCCAGCCCAATTCCTGAGCTCTCAGCACAAGCCCCACGGCATCCACGTCCTGGGTGGCTACAGCTCCACTCTCGTCGTAGTAGCAGAGGCGGAAGCGCTCGTCCCGATGAAGGGCAAGCCACTCAACCCCGCCAAGCTCTAGAGCGACCAGTGCCCGCACAGGGACGCCCATCGCCACAAGGCGGTCAATCGGATCAGTTGATGCGGAGAGGTCACTGATTCGCATGGCACAGCCCCCCCATGACCAGATAGGGCGTTGCTACCGGCACGCCAAGGAGTGCAAGCAGCACACCAGTAGCAAACAAAAGTGCGCACGCCCAGTACAGGTTGGACTCCCCGTGGGTGGCCAGCCAGAGCTGCAGGCTTCGGGAGGGAGGGGCTGCGTTCGCCTGCGTTTGCTTGCGTTCGCCCCAAAGGCGGAGGGGCGGGTGGCACCCGGTGGATCCGGCGCTGCCGGGGGTGTTCGAGGTCAAGCGCGCCCGTTCACGCGCAGGTTCTATAATGCTGCGATCCATGATCGACTCCTAATAGTCGGTTTTGGTAGGCCGAGCTAGGGGTTCCAGCCCCTTTCTCGGCCGCTTTGTTTCTGTGCCTCTACTTTTTCGTTCCTCCCTTGTAGGTGAGCCTTTAGGCCCGGTTTTTCCGCAGCGGGACGACCTTGCGGCCGTTCTCACGGAGGGTGTCCAGGTAGTCAGACCATGCCTGCATCATCTTGCGTCGCTCAGGCAGATGGGTGGCGCGGTTGTACGCCCGCCCCAGTGGATCGCGTACGGCATGCGCCAACTGGTGTTCGATGTAGTCCGGACGGAACCCCAGCACCTCGTCCAGCACCGTCCGCGCCATTGCCCTGAAGCCGTGGCCGACGATGGTTGTTCCGTCAAAGCCGAGGTTCCGCAGGGCGGCATTGATCGTGTTCTCACTCATGGGCCGAGACGCACTCCGGACGCCCGGGAACACGTACTCACTGCGCCGGGTCAGCGGCTGCAGCTCCGCAAGCACCTGCACGGCCTGGTCGGACAGGGGGACGATATGGGGGGTCTTCGTCTTGCTGGTGACGTACCGCCACTCCCCGGCATCTAGGTCAATGTCAGCCCACTTGGCGGCACGAAGCTCGCCGGGGCGCACAAAGAGCAAAGGGGCAAGCCTAAGGGCCGCTTGGGTGACTGGAGAGCCTTGGTAGGAATGCAGGGCCCGCAGCAGTTCGCCGATCTGTTCGGGGTCTGTGAGGCTTGCGAAGTGCTTAGTCCTGGGCTGTTCGAGCGCCCCGGCCAAGTCCTCTGCAGGATTCCGTTCGGCACGCCCGGTTGCCAGGGCATAGCGGAAGACCCGGCCAGCATGGGACCGCGCTCGATGGGCGGTTTCGACCACACCCCGCTGCTCAAGCTTACGCAGGGCCGCCAAAAGGATAGGGGCGGTTACGTCGGTGATAGGCATAGCAGCGATTGCCGCCAAATCCTTTTCAATCAGGCGCCGCTCGCGCTTTACCGAGCCTGGGGACAGCCCCTCTTTGGCCCGCTTGGCTAGCAGCTCCAGGCCGATGGCCCCAAAGGTGCTGTTAACACGGTCAGCGTGAGCCGCTCGCTCGGCCCTGGCGACGTGAGCCGGGTTAGCCCCGCCTCGCAGCAACGCTCGCAGCTTGTCACGCTCGGCCCGAGCCTGCTGCAGCGACATCGACGGGTACTCATCGATGGTGACGATGCTCGCCTTGGAGGCGTACCTGTAGCGGTAGCGCCATGCCTTGGATCCGGACGGTCGCACCTCTATGCAAAGGCCATTGGAATCCGCGACCCGGTAGGGGCGGTCCTTTGCCTTCAGTGCGCGCAGTTTGGTGTCGGTGAGCATGTGAGTCATCCGCCAGTGAGTCGGGGTAGGAAATTCCCGACCCTTGGCTCACAGCCTGACTCACTTTCTTGCCGGATGCAAGTGGACGCAGATGGACGCTGACGGACGGCAGATCGCTCAATTCCTTGCGTTTCCGCGCTTCGCTCGGACAACCCTGGACGTCGTCGGACTTCAATGTGGTGGGCCCACCAGGATTCGAACCTGGAACCAAAGGATTATGAGGCAGGTGTGATCGCTCCACCGCCTTCCACGGCCCGCGTTTCTTAACGCTAAGTCGTTGTTTTTCTCACGTTGTGCGACCACCATCGCCCACCATTGTCCACCCCCATCCACGAACAAACGGGCACCGAACGGGCACCGATGGCGACGAAGACCGGAGTACTTACCGCAAAAGGCATTGCAGCAATGGCGCCAGGCGAATGGGCGGCCGATCCGGCGCCACGTGGTGCCGGCAGATTGCAGGTGCGCAAGCTCGTCGGAACGCAGGCAGCGTATTACTACCGCTACACCGCACCCGACGGCTCGCGCGATCGCCTGCCTATCGGATCGGGCATTTCCCTGACGGACGCGCGCGCGATTGCGGCGCAGCTCTCGCAACGCTACCAGCGCGGCGACCGTGACCTGCGTGGTGCGATCGAAGCCGAGAAGCGCGAGGCCGAACGAGCGGCGCGCGCGGCGGAGGTCGCACGCGCGACGAAGGCGGAGGCAAGCCTGGGCGCGCTGATGCAGGCCTATGTCGACAGCCTGCGCGCCGAGGGCAAGGTCAGCGCGCGCGGGACCGAGACGGCGATTGATCTACACATCAAGTTGCCATGGCCGGCACTCTGGTCCAGACCCGCCGATGACCTCACCTTGGAGGATCTGCTACCGGTTGTCGCCCGCGTTGTCGCGGCCGGAAAGCTGCGAGAAGCGGGTAAGGTTCGGTCCTACATCCGGGCCGCGTACGCTGCTGCTATCCGGGCGCGGCAAGATGCCCGGTCGATCGCCGCGCTGCGCGATCTGAACATTTCCACGAATCCAGCGCGCGACCTGGCCACCATCGAAGGTGGGAGTAACGCCCGAGAGCGGTCTCTGTCGCTGGCGGAGCTGCGCGGCTACTGGCGTCGGATCAGCACCGCACCTGGTGCCGGCGCGGCCATGCTGCGATTCCACCTGCTCACCGGCGGACAGCGCATTGCACAGCTCGCACGCCTGCAGGTCGACGGGCTCGATGCCGACTCGAGGACTGTGTGCCTGCTCGATACCAAGGGCCGCCGCAAGAAGCCCCGGCGGCACTTCGTGCCGCTGATCCCAACAGCCATGGCGGCGCTGCAGGACATGCGCGGCGATGCGCTCGGGCCGTACCTGTTCACCATCAGCCACGGGGATGCGCCGGCCAGCTACGACGTGTTCCGAGGCGTGCTCGATCCCATTGTGGCGGCGATGGATACAGCCGGTGAACTAGAAGGGGCCCCCTTCACTCCCGGCGACCTCCGTCGGACCATCGAGACCCGGCTGGCCGCCGTCGGCCAAAGCGAAGAGGCCCGCGGCCAGCTGCAGTCACATGGCCTGGGCGGAGTGCAGAAGCGCCACTACAACATGCACGAGTACGCAGCGGAGAAGCGCGCCGCGCTCGCGGCCCTCTTCAAGCTTCTGACGTCCAAACCCGCGTCCGTGGCGTCGATCACACGTCGTCGGGTGGGTTAACGCTCCCCTGCATATCCAGATGCCCTGATGGCAAAGAGCAATGTCCGGGGATCAGGCTGATTTGGCACGCCTGACCATATCCAGTAGCTGGAATTCCAACTCTCGAATCTTGGTTCCGACCACCCCATGGAGCAATCTCACACATTCAGTGTGATCGGCAAGGGCAACTATGGCGGCTTGAGGACCTGTTGCGACGGCGCACGCTTGGCCTAGGTCCGTGAGTTCGTCCAACCTGTGCATGATGTCGATCGTATGTAGCCGGGCGCGGATTGGCAGCAGGTGCTCGTAGGCTTCCCGCCGATTGTCGTAAAGCGTCTGGGGCAGGCCACTGGCGCTCCACGTGCCAGTGTTTCCAAATCGGATCTGCCTCGCGTGGTGAAATTCAGCCGCGGCAATAGATAACCTTGAGAGGATCGGCTGCAGGGCGAGCAGATTGGACCGTTCTATCTCGATGCGGCGCTCAAGCAGCGAGTCCGCACGTAATTCACGACGCAGCCGCTCCTGCCCCCTCTCCCTTCTACGTTCCATCGACCAATCCTGCAGCCATTTCAGCAGGAAACCCAAGACCAGGGTGGCGACAGGAATGAGGGTTGACCAAGGCAAATCGCCAGCAGGCAGAGGTGCTGCCGGAGTGGGCTGACTTGGTGTGGCAATCACGCCGACCAGTGGGCTAGACGAAGGAGAACTAGGCCCGCTGGAAGCGGTGGGCGCAATGCCACTGCTGCTAGCACTCACTGGGCTGGCGTGCGCTGTAACGTCCGACATCGATCTATCCACTCCTTGGGTAGGTCGCATCTTGCCTTAACGCGCTATCAAATTGCCGCTTGATGTGCCCATAGGCGACTCCCCAACGTCAGAACGGGCTGTCATCGGCCCATGCTTCCGGGCCTTCAAAGCACGTGGCCATGCGCTCATAGCGTGCCGCTTCCTGGACCAGTCGGCCGGCAGCACGCCGACGGCGCGCGCGGGCCTGCCAGTCGCCACCGGTGATTGCGTCCAAGGCGTTTACCCGGGCCCACAGCCCGGCCGCCTTGCCCCTTGCCCAGCGGGCCTTTTCCTCGACAGTCTTTCCCATGGCCTCAATTCTGAATGCGCCTCGTCGCAGAGCCTGATACGTAGCCGCCGGGCCGCTGAACAGGCATCGGCGTGAACCGGTCATCCAGTCAGTTAGTAATTGTACTAACATTCGGGCCGTCTCTCGTCATGAGACAACGCCCAGCCAGAGTTCCCGCCATGCAGTCCCTACCCATTCCCCACACGATCGCCACGTTGATCGGTCCCGCGGCCATCGACGGCCCGGCGCATTTCGTCCCCCTGGCCGGCGCGCGCGCCCGCCTGGGCTTCCCTTCCCCGGCCGACGACTTCATGGATGAGGCAGTTGATCTGCACCGCCTCCTGGTCCGAAACCCGGCCGCCACCTTCCTGTACCGCGCCGACGGCTGGTCCATGCTCGGCGTGGGCATCAGCGACGGCGACATCCTCGTGGTCGACCGATCCGTGCAACCGCAGCCCGGCGACCTGGTCATTGCCATCTGGGACGGCAACCAGCCCACGTGCAAGGTGCTCAAGGCGTTCGAGCACCACCTGGAGCTGCATTCGGCCAACCCGGAATTCCCGCCCATCGTGCTCGAGCAGGGCACCGAGGTCGAGGTGTTCGCCGTAGTCGGCGTCGTCCGCCAGATCCAGCGGAGGCGCGGCCATGTTCGGGCTCGTTGACGGCAACAATTTCTATGCCAGCTGCGAGCGGGTCTTCCAACCGGCTCTGCGCGGCAAACCGTTGGTGGTGCTGAGCAACAACGACGGGTGCGCGATCGCCCGATCGGCAGAAGCCAAAGCCTTGGGCATCAAGATGGGCCAGCCCGCGCACGAGCTGAAGCACCTGGTGCGGCACCACGGCCTGCAGCTGCGCTCCGCCAACTTCGGGCTGTATGGGGACCTGAGCGGTCGTGTGGTATCCGTGCTACGCGATGCGGCGCCGCGCGTTGAGGTCTACAGCATCGACGAGAGCTTCATCGACCTAGAGCGCGTTCGGAACAGGGAGCGTTTTGCGCGGGAGCTGCGCGCGCGGGTGCACCGGTGGACCGGTATTCCGAACTGCATCGGTATCGGCCCGACGAAGACGTTGGCAAAGCTGGCGAACAAGGCAGCGAAGTCGGCCGATGGCGTTGTCGACCTAGGCGACCCGGTGAAACGGGAGGAACTGCTGCGCCGGTTTCCAGTGGAGGACCTATGGGGTGTTGGGCGACGCTTGGCGCCCAAGCTGATGCGTTTGGGCATCAGGACCGCCGCCGACCTGCGTGACGCGCCACCCGACGACATCCTTGCCACCTTCGGCGTGACGCTGGCGCGGACTCAGCGGGAGCTGCAGGGGCATGCGTGCATGGAGCTGGAGGAAGTGGAACCGGATCGGCAGCAGATCATGGTGAGCCGCTCGTTCGCGGATCGGGTGGCCGACCACGACGCGATTGCCCAGGCGCTGGCCACCTTTGCGGTCCGGGCCTGCGAGAAGCTGCGCGCGCGTGGGCTGGTGGCCTCCGGCCTCTGGGTGTTTGCACATTCCGACACCTTCCGGCCCGAACTGCCGCAGCACAACGCGACACGATCGGTCGTGCTGCCGGCAGCGACCTCGGACACCATGCTCGTGCTCGGGACCGTGAGACAGCTCCTCCGCGGCCTGCTGAGAGACGGCATCGGGTACAAGAAGGCCGGAGTCGCGTTGCTGGACCTGGCCAAGCCCCACGACCTGCAGGCCGATCTGTTCGGCCCGGCCGTTGCTGGAAACGATGCGCTGATGGCGACCCTCGATCAGATCAACCGGAAGTTCGGACGCGGCGTGGCCGGACTTGGCGCATCTGGCTGGAAGGACAAGCCGGCATGGGGCATGCGGCAGCACATGCTGTCCCCCAACTACACTACTTCGGTCCTAGAGCTGCCGCGCGCGCGCTGCTGAGAGGAGCGCGCAGAAGTTCATTTCATTGTCACGCTGCTTGAAGAACGCGCTCCGCGCCTTCTTGGGCAGAGGTAACCGGATAGAAATGGAGGCTGGCCGCGTCGGCCTCAGCCTCGATTTCCTGCCTCGCCACATCTACCGCCTGACGCTGCCGTCTATCAAGAGTCGCATCATCGTTGCGGCTCACTGCACCGATGAGGGCAGCATTTGAAATTCCGGTGTGTTCGCGCGCACGTTGTAGTTCGAACAAGCGGGCTCGTGCGTCTCGAATGCTCGCGCTGACACGGGCAGGATGCAAGACGCTGAAATGCATGACGGCACCGGGCGAGCAGAACCCGAAGCGCACACGCTGACCGCCTTGAACCAGCTGCGCGGTACGGCCGAAGTAGTCTGCGAATTCCGGCCGCAGCCCAATTACGATGTCGCGCACCTCGGTGCTGAAACGCCTATTTATCTCTTCCGGAAGAGGCGTATCGGACTGGTCGAGTTCCTCAAGCTTAGCCAGATTAGCCATGCTGGAATACAGCAATGCCGCCGTCCTGAGCAACGCTGGTACGGTTGCGGCACTGGTCAGGCGAACTCCGCCCGGGAAGAGGCCCATGAATGGACGATCAAGCTGGCCAAGGCCATCTTCACGTTGATTTGCCATTGCCAAGAATGACTTTAGGGAGTGCTCGATCAGTTTCCGAGCTCCGCCTGCTTGCTTGCCAAACATCCCGTCCAGCACCTCGTCACGGATCAGACGCGACACTCCGTGGGCACCGTCAAAAGAATAGATGATCCCGGCGAGGATTCGTTCCCCAGTTCCAGACACTGGCTCCCAGAACAGGGGGCGCCAGGGGTGCATTGCCCTGCTGTCTGTGCCGCTGCCTGTTTCGGTCAAGATTGTATTCATGGAGTATGGCCTAAGAGATCGTGGGGCTGCGGAAAGCGCGCCAGAATCCGCATGCCGAGGGTATCAAGGCGCCGTAGGACCAAGTCTTGCCAGGCAGTGCAATCGTGCAATCCGCCGATCTCACCAGCTGCGTCGGCAACGGCGTCGCGGTCCAAGGAGGCCCATCTTGCTATGGCCGCCTGGCTGCTCTGATCGGCGAGCCCGTTGAAGGTTGCGATCTCGCACAGAATGTTCCGATCCGGCATTGCAACGCCGTTGCCAAGCGCGAACGCATGGTCAATCCACGCTTCTTCTGAACCGTCCCAAAGAATGTTCCCCAAATTGCGATCTCTGTTATCTATCGCCTCATCGAGGGCGATTGCCAGCGAAGTGGTGGGGAACGACATCACGACATCGAAAGCCAATCGCGTCAACTCGTCAGCCTCCTCCGCAGAGAGACTCTGACTGTCGAGACCAAGTGCCTTCTTGAGATTTGGATACCCTACGTCGGCACTCGCAAATGAAATCCGATCCGGCTCATTGACAAGATACGGCGCGGGGACCTTCAGGCCCCATTTCGTTAGCAACATGCCGCAGAGTGCCTCCGCGAACACCAAGTCTGGCGTGTCCCTTTTCAGGACCGCCGCGACTTGTTCTCCATCCTCAATTTCTATGACACAGCGTAAAGCGCCGGTGATTCCGTCGCCTGCAGGGGTTTCCGTCCCTTCGACCAGTGTTGCCCAAGCCAGTGTCATCCTTTCCCCCTGCCCAAGATCAAACCGTCGGTGAACACCGAGCCACCGTTCGACAGATGATCAACTGATCCCTTCCGCCAGTCCAGTTTTCGGGCCTGGGGGCGGCAGAGCCCAAAGTCCGCCTCTGCCTGCGGGCTATCACCGGGAGGTAGGAGCAGGCACACTGGCGAACAGGGCCCCAGCACATCGCCCCTGAGACCTGCGCTGTCAGCCGGCTCGGGCTACCCTCTTACGCAGCCAACCGGTGCTCGTAGAACGGGTGCCGCTTTTCGTCGAAGATGGCATACAGTGCGCCAAGGTCGGCCGGGTCAGGGTTGAGCCAGGAATCGACGTGCTCAGGCTTGATGTTGATGATCGTCCGATCGTGGCCAGCCGCGGCGACCTCGGGCTCGGGGTCATCGGTGATCGCGGCGAAGGAAAGTAGATCAGGTTCCTCGCCGGCGGGATCGACCCAGTGTGACCACAGGCATGCTACCAGCATGGGATCTCCGGTCCGGGGTGTGAACTGCGCAACCTGGTTGCCGCCGTCCGGGCCCTCCACGTTCTCGTAAAACGTATCCACCACCATGAGCGCGTGCGTGTGGCCGAAGGCCGGCCGCCAGAACCCCTCCAGGCTGTCGCGCCTTGCGTTGTACGTGCCGGGGTAACGCTGGTCATAGCTCGCCGGCTTGCCCGCCAGCCGACACTGGTAGCGCATCGGCTTCACCACCCGCTTGCCGCCCTCGGACACGATGACGGTGCCGTACACCCCAGGGTAGATTCGCGAATCCCTCGCCACCTGGTCGGTCCGTCGCAGGTCGGCCAACTTGCCTTGGGCGCGGGCGACCTTGTTGGTTGCCACGCGAACGTCGTTCTGGGCCTTCTTTGTGACCTTGGTCTGCAGCGCGCGTTCAGCGGTGACCAGGCGGGTCTTCTGGGTGAACAGCTCCTGCTCGAATGCTGTTGCGTCTCGGGCATTCCAGAGCTGAATGGAGGCCCAGATGGCCCGCTCGGCCGGACTCTTTCCGGCGGCAAAAGCGTCGTCCATGGCTTTGGGGGTCTTTGGCCGCTTCTTGCCAGGGTCTTCTGCGAACAACACGGCGAACTCGTCGAGCGAGACCACTGCGCCGAACTCGCGCACCAGCTTCTGGTAGTCGGCCTTGATTTGGGCTGAAAAGCACATTGCCTGATTACCGCTTTTCCACGGGGGCGGGGTGTGTTTGCCGCCACCCCCGCCGCCCCCCCCCCCCCCCGCTAGGCAAACCTGACATCCGGCAGCGCCCTGTCACGCTATTTTCATTTTATACAAACAGTGATAATATGAACGAGTCGCGCAATTTTGCGTGGCGCTCGCCTGATTTCAGGCAACCAACTAGGGAAAAGATCATGACAAGCATCCGGATATACCCAACCCAACGAGGTAATTACCATGCCCCCAAGCGATGTAACGGAACCCGCTGATCATCAGCGTGAAATCAAGTTCGAAGGCTCAACCCTTAAGGACTTGAAAGCTTTGCCGGTTGGACCGCGCGATCAAATCGCCAACTCGCTTACGGCCCTTCAAAGTGGGGCAAAAGCCGAGCTGGAGATTAGTCATCTCTCACTGCCCCGCGGTATGGTGGCAATGGAGCTGAAGATCCAAGGCAGTCCGGCTTATCGATGTGTCTTCAACATGAAGGATGCAGGGATCCTTTATGTGCTTTATGTCGGGAAGAAGACGGCGACCGGCACGGACAAGCAACTGATTGAGACCGTTATCAGCAGGCTCAAAGCAGTTGAAGCAACGAAGAGGGAGGCGGCGCGAGAAGCAAAGAAGAGCACGAAGGCTGGGAAGGCGGGCAGGAAGTAGTCGGGACAAAAGGGCGATGGCTGTTACAGCATCGCCCTTTTTACTTCCATGGAAATTGGCACGCGGACGTTTGCCGGATCGAACGTCGTGTCAATCTTGTAGCCACTTTTCACAAGCATGACCAACAAGGCATCGATTGAGAACTTCTCCAATCTAAGCCTAAATAGGTTACTCATGCGCGGTTGGGTGACGGACAGCTTTTCAGCAGCTGACGCTTGGGTCAGGCCCTGCTCTTTGATGAGCTCGACCAAGGCTATGGCAAGCTTGGCCTTGAGGGACTTCATGTTGTACTCGACCGGGTCGTCGGTGAGCATTTCAAATATATTTTTCGTGGTCATGAGTGTACTCCGCGCCAACATGGGAGGGGGAGTTCTTGATCAGAGATCGTATGTAGACAGCCGCATATTATACAAATATTGATATCGACGTCAATAGGCCAAAACGGCAATGAAAGCTGAACGCAACGGGTCTGTGACGCGTATCACACAAGAGCGTCACAGCGAGATGGCAAAAGCCTGCTGTGGAGAAGCGGCGCCGTCGTCGTTCACCGCCACCACACGCCATTCCACGTACCCGACGGTGTACCCGTAAACGGCTACCTGCTCGGCCGCTGTGAAGTGCTCCACCGGTGCCGTCAGGGCGCTGGAGCGAATGACGGTGCGGTTGCTCACGTTCACCAGCTCGAAGAGCCATGTGGCAGCACCGTTGGCATCCCACGCCAGCGCGATGTCACCGTTTGCCGCCTTGGTCGCCGTGCCGCCGCTCGGCTCGGCGGCGCGAGCGGAGTTCCCGTTCCACGCCACCTTCGGGCCCACGGCCCCGCGAGCAGCGTCGTATTCGTACAGCTCGAAAGAGGCGAACAGTGCGTCATAGCCGTAGGACGCCACCTGAGCCGCGTAAGTGAAATTGAACTCGGCACCCCTGACCACCTGCTCCGTCAGCACCGTCATATCCACAGCGCTGATGTTGCGGTGGAAGTAGGTATCGCGGCCCGCGCGCGCGTCCCAGCGCATCACGATGTCGCCGGCGGCGTTCTTCACTGCCGCCAGCCCGGTCGGCTCCTGCAGCGCTGCCCCGTACACACTGCCGACGAAGGTGCCGTAGGGCCCAGCGCCCGTGGCTTCGTCAAAGTGCGCAACGCTCAGGTGGACGTAGACCGCCTCGTTTCCGAAGTGGGCCACCTGCGCGGCGAGCGTGTACAGATAGCCGTTGTCGGAGACCACGGCCTCGGCCAGCACGCTGCTGTCGTTGGGGTTGTGGACGCGGACCTTGAACTGCAGCGATTCGGTGGCCCAGGTGAAGCGGATATCTCCGTTGGGCAGCTTGACGGCGTCCAGATGGTCAGGCATTTCAACGCTCGCCCAGGGTGGCGGGGAGAATGCGAGGTTCTTGTTACCCCCGATGGACTCGCCCATTTCCTTTGCAGTGGCGTGGTATTCCTCCACGGTGTAGTGGACCCACCCGATGCCGATCGCCATCTCGTTGAGATAGACCTCCCAGCGGTTCGAGTCAGGCACGTAGGACCCGATCTTGAACCCTGGGATGTTCCGCGCCATGTCGATCTGCGCATCTCGCATCAGCTTGGTGCCCGCGAAGTTGGTCTCCACCGGTGGCGCCTCGCCCCAGAATGAAGTGGTCGGCCCTTGGAACCAAATCTCCAGCGTCGGATTGCCCCAGTTCGCCCGCATCCAGTCACGCATGGCGACGTTCGACGCCTTCCATGCGGCCACGATGCCGGGACGATCGGCCTCGGGCGCATAGCTGATACCGGTCGTTTCGCCAGGACCCGATTCGATGAAGTAGTCCGGTGCCCGGCCCAGCGCGCGGACTATGTCCGTCGCGTAGCGCAGGTTGGGCCCAGGCTGCCCCGCCACCGGGTCCCACCAGTGATTATTGAGGTCGAAGCCGGCCTGATACGGCATCGGGTTGATCGGCGAGGACCCGACAACGGTCATCACCGGCATCACCTGAACCGGCCGCAGGCCCAGCGCACCGGCGAGCGACAGGCGGAAGGTGGACGCCGCCACCTGGTCCCGGCGCCCTTCCCGGCCGCTACCGCCGGGGTTGAGTCGATCCGACAGGTCGTTGAACATGCCACCGACCAGCGAGTTGATCCCCATGGCGACCACCTTCTTGACAAAGGCGTTGTTGTCCAGGGGCACGGCCATCGTCACCTCATCGCTGAGAAAATCGTTCTCGATGCACCTGACCTGCCAAGTGAGGTACTGCCAGGTGTACTGATCGCCGCGGTGCAAGACGGCGTCCGGAACGTTCAGCTCGTTGGGGTAGTCGCAGAACACCCGGCCATCGCTGAAGTGGCCTGAACCCGAAACCGTGAGGGTGCGGATCACCTGGCCGGGATTGTCGGGGTTGGTGATCATGACCTCGTAGGTCTTTCCTGCGTGGGCGTCGCCGTTGGTCTTCCACGTGAAAACCACATCGCCCCAGCTGCTGCGCGCCGCGGCGAGCTCGACCGGGCTCCCCAGAAGCGGCAGGTAGTCTTCCACCACGCGCGACGTTCTACCCGACACGACACGAAGCCGGTAACGGATGCTCGAGGGCGGCGGGTCGCCGAACAGCTGCTTGGCCTGCGCAAACGGGAAGGTCGCCCGCAGCAGCGGCGTGGTGACGCTCCAGGCTACGTTGTTGTCGCGGAAGACCTCGAACACGAAGGTCGCTCCCGGTGCCGGCGCGGCCAAGGTCCAGGAGACCACAACATCGCCGTCCGTGTTGCGCGAGCTGCTGAAGGTCACGCCGAGCTCTTCCAGAACAGAGAAATCCGGAAGGCGCGACTGGATGTAGGTTTCCGCCGCGCCGATGGAGTAATCCGACGCCGCGGTGGCGAACACCACAAGCTGGTAGAGGTCCATTCGAAGGAACCCGCTCGCAGCGTTGCGTGATCCAACACTCAAGACGCTGTTGTTGTACTCCGGCCAGGCGCCTTGCCGGGCCGTGGACTTCGCTGCGAGCGTCTTGTTGACGCGTAGATCGACCGTGTTGGGGACGATGCTCGTTACGGCGGAGGCGATGACATGGCCGGTGGCCACGGGCGAGGCGGCGACGGCGCCGAAGTAGCCAAACGAACGCATTGCCAGGCCTGCGCCCAGCTTCATCAGCCCGAAACTTCCTCGCTCGGCCTCGGAATTCAGGTTCGACTCGACGATGACGCCATCGGCCACCCCGGCGTCGAAGCGAAGCCCGGCGAACACAGACGCCTGCGAATACGGATAGTCGATCTGTCGCCCGGTGGCGAGCGCAGTAGTCGCCCCGTCAAACTCGAGATAGCGCTTGCCGGTGGCATCCTGGCGCAGAACTGGGCGACGCGCGGCATCGGGCTGGACGAAGTGAAGGCCGTTGCCCGACTTATCCAACGCCATCAGCACCCGGCTGCCTACCTCGGCGCGCACCAGGCCTCCGGAATCAACAAACAGGGTCGCTGGATCGGAAGGGTCCAGCCACGCACCGAGGGTGCCCTGGTCGAAAATGAATTGAAGGTCGCCGCGCGTCCTGTCGAACCGAAGTGCCGGACCAGGAACCCCGCTCGCTGGGTCGAACTCTTCGATCGTCACGATCACGCCGCCGGCGACGAACCCGTACGCGGCGACCTGCTGTGCTTCGGTGAAGACCAGCGTGTTCCCGCTCTGCACGGTCGAGCTGATCGGCGCCATGTTGTCGAGACGATGGTTCGTGACCCGGAAGCTGCCTGTGCTCGAGCTGGCCGGCTGCCACGTCACGACAACGTCGTTCACCTGCCACCGCACTGCCGGGGCCGACACGATGCCCATCGTGGCCCACGCCGGCGCGCTCAGGATCAGCGAGGTATCAGCGCCGATGCTCTGCCCCAGCTGCTGCGCGGCCGCGTGCGCGGCCGAGGGGGTGGGGTTGAGCCAGGAGCTGTTCTCGTTCCAGTAGCCTGCCGCGGTTTCCGCTCCCGGCGCCCAGGTGCCGACGCGGAAGGTGCCGCCGTTGTTGCGCACCGCATTGAGCAGGGCGGCGCGCATCTGAGCATGTGCATTGCCACGTACCTCACCCGGGCTCGAGGCGCCGTAGAAGGCGCGCAGGTGTGGGTGCAGCCAGAGTCGGAAGTTGCCCTTGCTGTGGTGATCCCTCAGATACCGGAACACGCCGATCATCGCGTTGCGGGCGGCCACGAGCAGCTGCTCGGAGCGCTCAGGAAAGGCGTCCAGCGCGTCCGTGTCGGCACCGCCGCCCCACACCATGCTGGTGATGCGGGTGGCACCGAGGCGCGCGGCAGCGGCCAGCAGAACCGGCCCAGGCGCATTGTCGATGTCGTTCCACCAGTAGCGGGTGCTGCCGACGGCGTTGGCAGCAGACCTGGACATGAAACTGCCGCTCTCGGCCAGGTTGTGCACCCCCACCTGCGACGGGTCCAGCCCTGCAGCGCCGGCGGTCGCACGCTGCAACGTATATGCGGCGACAGCGAAGCGGCCGCCCTCGCCTCCCGTGGTGCCGGGATTGGCCGTATCGGTGAAGTCGGTGAAGAAATTGCCGATGTAGCTGCCGCCGACGAGAGCGACCTGGTGGCGCACCCAGTCAGGCACGGTTTCCAGATTGCCCACAAAAAGCGCAGAAAAGTCGCTCCGGAACACCGTGGACTTCTCGGCCACCTCGTACACCAAGAATGCCGGCGGGAACCCGAAATCGGCGATCGAGTCTTGGATCGGGTAGTACGCCTCGGGCACGCTGCTGCTGGTGTCGTAGGTGCGCACAACCTTGTTGCCAGCGGTGTCGTAAATCTTGACGGTGTAGCCGGTGACCTTGGCGTCGGGGCTGCTGGTGCGCTGCCAGGTCATACGGATATCGCCCACGTCGTTCGCCGTGGCCCCCAGGTTGATGGGAGTCGTAACCGGGATGGCGCGGTTCACGCGCTGGATCAGGTCGGAGCTGATGTAGTTCGGGCCATCGAAGAGCCACAGGCGCCCCTCGTTGTTCACTTTCGTGTATTGGGAAACACGCGCGGCATACTCGTTGGGCGACAGCTTCAGGAAGTAGGTGCCGTCGGTGCCGTCCCAGGCGGGGTTGATCTTGAATACCTCGCAGATGACGTGCACCCGCTCCTTGCCCAAGTGCCGCTCGAGCTGGTGCACGCGTTCCCGGGCCAGCGACAGCTCGAACCCGAAGGCGCCCACGCCGTCCTGAAACAGCAGGGTGACATCGGGCGGCAGCAGCTGCGCCAGCCACTGCGCAGCGACCTCGCCGTTGATGTTGTTGCCGTAATAGGCCGAGATATACAGCGGCCGCGGCAGGCGCGGCCAAATATCACGCATGTCCTCGATCGCGGTGGTCCAGGTAGGGTCAATTTCCACGGGGAAATAGAAGCCCTTGACGTTCGCCGGATACTGGAGCGTGCCGAACTTCTCGGCCCAATCTGCCATCAACGGCAAGCTGGTGCGCGACGTGTGCTCGTTGAAGAATCCGGGCAGGCCGACGATGATTTCCTTCGCCCACGGGTAGGTGGCGAGGTCATTCATGTCCAGCTTGATGTTGTAGGTCGGCAGCCAGGGATTGTCGACGAAGCTGTAGCCGTCCACGGCGATCCACTGCAGCAGCGTCTTGTGGACCCCCAGGGTCTCCCAGGAGCGACGCACTGCCACGTTGTTCAGCAACATCTGCCACAGCATGCCGCCGGCCGGCGGCCGGCCGGTACTGGTTTTCCGCAATCGAATGTCGGTCATATCAAACCAGGTACAGGTAGCGCAGCGTGCCGGTGAAGCCAGTCACGCTGCCGGTTTGAACCATGAACTCCAGCCCCTCCGCATAACCCAACGAATGCGGGTTGAGGGTGAGTGCACCCACGCCGCCGCTGATCACCACGCTGGCCAGCAGGTCCTTCTGTGCGGAGCCTTTTCGGACGCGCAGCAGATGGACGAGTGCGGTGTCGCCGGCGGCGGAGGTGAAGTACCAGTCCTGCGCCGACGTCGGCGCGGCGAGCTGCTGGTTCGGCCAGTTGCGGGTAATTACCGCGCCGGGGCCCAGGGTCGCCCGTTCGAACACGTTGATGTCGTAGCCAGAGGCCGCCTGGACGGCGGCCCAACTCGGCACCGACACCGGCGTGCCATCGGCGCCGGTCACGGTCACCATGGAGCCGCTGCTGGTGTACAGGTTGACCTGCTCGTTCTTGAATCGAGCCACCTTGTCGACCAGGTCCTGCACCAGCGCCGCGAGCGCTGCAACCGATTCGGCCATTTTCGAACTCCTTGCATAGTCACGTAGGCGCCCTTGAAGGTCCAACTGCCCCATCGATTGGTGCCGCGGCTGATCCGAATTCGGTACTGGCGCGCCACAGTTGCCTGGCTGTCCTGCACGATCATGAAGTTGGTCACGTTCGTGCTGGCGGCCATGGTGAACACCTTTTGTCTCACCGCCTGCCACCCGGCCCCGTTGTAAACCTCGAGCGTGACCACACCGTCGCGCGAGTGGTCACCACCGTTGTCCATGGTCAGCTCGATCAGCAGCTGCGGCGTGTGGGCATCGCCGACACGGACCGGCGCGTCCAGCACGAAGGTCGGCGTGAAGCCACCGGCATCAGGCGAAATCGTGCCTTCCCATGACCAGGTGTTCCGCCGCTGGAAAAGGCCAGTGATGGAATCGGCGATGACCGTGCCGCGGATGGTCACGTCACCGGCGAAGAGCGCGGAGCCGTCCTTGTTGAGGCGCCAGCCCGCATAGGTGCCGCTCCCCACGTCCCAGACGAAGTTGGCGGACTGGATGACCTCCCCGATCTTGGCGTTGGTGATCGAACCGTTCCGGATGCGCGCCTCGTCGAGGTAGACCACCCCCCTATCCACAATGAAGGGTCGATAGGCGTTGCCGAACGCGTCATCCGTCAGGATTTCGAAGGTCTCGGCAAGCACAATGACCTCTCGCTGCACCGTGGCACCATCCACGTACACGCCCGCGGAGATGCCGGCCATGTAGTAGCGGCCGTTCTCGGTGACCTGTGCTTTGTAGGACCAGCTCGCCTCCAACCGGCCGTTCATCCCGGCGACCACGTTCTTTGTTTCCTGAACGGCGGAACGGAGGTCACCGACAGAGGCGCTGATCACCTCTTGGCTGATCGCACGCGCGCTATCGGCGTCAACCTTGGTTTCTTCCAGCCGCGAGAGATAGGCGCGGTGCGTGCGGGCCGTGTCCTGCAGGTCGAACTGCGCGACGGATTGCTTAACGATCGATGCTGCGTTCTCGTCGATGTCCTCAATGGCCTTGAGGATTTCCTGCTCGTGTCTGGTGAGCTGCTGCACTACCTCGATGGTCTGCTCGCCAAGGTTCTTGGACAGCACCTTCTGCACCGTACGCATCGACAGCGACAGGTCGCCGGCCGTGTTCACCGACCGGACCGCGAACGTCCAGCTGCCAGCCACCGGCAGCACGGAATCGAAGGCCGCGGCGTGGAATCCGGCCTCGCCCCCGAGCGGCGTCATGTCCGCCCAGTTCGGTGTGGGCACGCTGCCGTCGATGTAGCGAATCTGGACCCCGACGAAATCGGGTGACTGGATGGTGTCGGTGTCGAAGCTCCAGGAGTAGCGCCGGACCCCGCCGGGCTCTTCGCTGATATACAGGTGGTCGACCAGCACCGGCGCCGCGCCGGCGCCAACCGTCCTGAAGGTCACGCTGACCGCTTCACCGGCCAGGCCGTCAGGGCTGTATGGCCGCACCACAATGGCGTACTCGCCGGCACCAGGAATGCGCCACGTAGCCGTCCGTGTGCGCGTAGTGGCCACCTGCTCCAGCTCGCCATTGCCGTCCATATCCGACAGCACCACCACGTCATCAACCGGCCCGGTGATATCGAACGTGGCCGTGAGCTCGGTGAATACCGTGTTGCCCTGCACAACCTGCTGCTCGGTCACCTGCAGGTTGCTGGTGATCGGCCGGGTCTGCAGGTGGGAGCCTCCCGGCGAGGGAATGTACTCGCCGGATTCGACGTAGTGCCAGAACTCAGGGCCTTCCGGCACCACCGTAACCGACGCGCCCTTGAGGTCGGATTCCGGCTCCACCCCGACCACGCGGACGCGATATCCCGGCGTCTGCTTGAAATCGTAAATCCAGATGGTGTCGTGGGCTGGGTTTTCCGGCGTATTGCCTGGCAGCGGAGCATCGGCGGGCCACGGGTCCATCAGGTGAATCCGGCGCGTCTCGGCGTTGATCGGCCGCACCCGGAACACCCGGTACACGCGCTCGCCCGGAATTCTCAATCCAATGAACGCGTTTCCATTGGCCGCCGGCGGCACTGGCTCGTCCAGCTCGAGGATGGCCTCGCTGGCTTCCAGCTCCACCGACACCAGGCGTCCGCCGAACCCCCATTGCGTGAGGTCGTGCTGCAGGGCGAGCACCGACAGGCGCCGATAGCTCAGGTGCTCGATGTCGGTGCTGTAGGTGATGTCCTTGTACTGATACAGGGACTGGGCGAGGTGATAGCGGGCCATCTTGGCCGCATGTGCCTCGTTGGTGATGCCCTCGCCCGTGAGCTGCGCCGGGTTGAGCATCGTCTCTACCCCCGGTGCCGTGACGCGCAGGGTCTTGGTGGACCAGTCGGTGCGATCGAAGTAGGAAAACTCGATCCCATCAGCCGCGTTGGCCAGGGTGTAGTCGACTTGGAACTGCCCCTTCTTGATCGTGGCCATGTTGACCACGCCCGACAGCGGCTGCCCGTCGGCCGCCCAAACCACGGAAAGGCGGCCGGCGGCCCAGGTGACCTGGCCGAAGCCGGCCAGGGCCACTGCCTGCAGTACGTCATCGTGGCTCCGGACATCGCGGATCAGGTTGTCGTAGGCCAGGCCGCCAGCGGCGCAGTGCAGCATGAACGCCTGTAGCGCCGCGACGTCGATCTGCGCATCGGTCAGCCCCAGGCCGGCGATCAGTTGCCCCTCCGGATCACGGAAGCCTCGGGCATAGGCCAGGATGTGCGCGCCAGGATTGCTAGTTTCCTCGATGACCCACGTCTGGCCGTTCCAGACCGGAACCGGGCTGGAATGGGCTACGCATCGAATCTCGTCGGGCGACCCGTTGAGCTGCCCGGTGGCCTTGATACGCACGCCGATGCGGGGAATCCCCGCGTAGCTGGCGTTGTCGGTCTGGATGCTGGTGAGCGTGGACCAGGTGAAATCGCTGGTTGCCCCCTTGCCGTCGGTGTTGCGGCCCGCGATGCGCACCCGGACGTCGTACTGGCCCTCGTGGACGTCGAGCGAGTAGCTGCGGCGCTGCTGTTTCTGGCTATTGCTGGTGATGTGGTAGCTGCCGAAAGGCATCCAGTTGGTGGCGCCGGCCACCTTGTACTGGACCTCGATCGTCTCGCTGTTGTCCTTCTTCTTGCCCTTGCTGGTGGTGTCGAACAGCATGAAGTCCATGTCGACCTTCAGGCGGATCGTGTTCGGCGAGCTGGTGCGCTGCACCCATGCGCTGGGCTGTCCCTTCTCCGCCTCCAACGCGCCACCGGAAATGGTGTCGGCATTGCTGTAGAGCGGAATCTGCTGCTCCGGCATGCCCGGGAAGCCGCTGTGCCACACCTGGACGCCCTCATACACCGAAAGCAGGGCGTCCCCGTTGTACAGATCATCGATGCGACCCACGTTGAGGCCGGGCGCCATCAGCATGGCCATGTACTGGTCGTTGGCTTCGTACCAGCTGTAGGGATTGCTGGCCAGGTCCGGCGCAATCCGGACGCTGCCGAGCAGGAGCGCCAGCGGCTCGTATGGCCTCGCCTGGTTCCGGGACCCGCCCAGGTTGAATACCGCTGCGGCGTCGCTCTCAGTCGGCTTTGGGGGCTTGGGCCCCAACACCTTGTTGATCAGCAGCGAACCGACGGCGTAGATGGCCGCCTGCGCCAAGCCGGCGGCCATTGCGCTGTAGCCCGCCGCCACCATCGCGGTGCCTACGCCGGCGGTGAAGATGGTCAGAGCGATCATCGCCACGATGAGCAGCGCGGTCTTGCCGACCACGCCACGCACCTCTATCACGGTGCCGCCCTTGGGCCGCACGCGGTGCATCACCTCGTGCGGGACGACCACGCCGTTGATGCGTACTTCCCAGACATCGCCCTCGTAGTCCGGAACAGTTCGCGCCAAGAAGGCCCCGAGGTTCTCGCCGGTGCGCAGCTCTGCAGCCAGGGTGCGCTGGCCGTCCAGGGTTACTGGGTGCGGCGTGACGATCAGCGAGGGCAGCGGCTTCATCACACCCATGAATAGAAACCCTCGATCCTTGCGCCGAATTCCGGCAGGTCGCGAACGCGGTGCAGCACGCTGCAGCCGTTGCTCTCGTTGGTGTGGAGGACCCAGCCCTCATGGGCCAGGAAAAAGAAAACCCCGGCATGGCCGGGGCGTTTCTGGGCGTGCTCGAACATCAGCACGAGGTCGCCATCCTTTGGCGTTCCTATTCGCGGACGGGCGTACTCACGGGACTGTTGCCCGATCACCGCCTGACCGGCAGTGCCGCGCGCGCGCCGCTGCGGCAGGCTCACGTCACGGCCGAACAAATCACGCTGCACCAGCGCGACCAGGTCGGCACAATCAAACTCGTCCTCGTCGTATGGAATCCCGACGAAGCGCTCAACGTCCGCCAGAGGGATCAATTGAATATCCCCGGCATGGTGAAGGGGTTGGCGCGCAGCTTCACCGCCTGCTGCCGCATCAGGTAGTCGACGCCACACTGCGCGGTTGCCGTGGCGCCGCTGATCGTCACTGCGGTGATCGGCAGGTAGTAGTCGCGCTCGATGGCGTTGGGGTTCACCCGATCGGACACCATCAGGCGCGCCATGACTACCTCGTTCGCCTGCAACCCTTCCAGATCGTCCGAAATACCCCGGCCCACGTTGTCCAGCACCAGCTGGGCCCGGGGTGACTGACCCCGCGTGTCGTCCGGCAGCTTGAAGCCAAACGGCACGCCCAGATACAGCACTCCGTTGCTGGTCCAGTTCTGGGTATCGTTGACGATTCGCAGCGGCCCGCTGAACGAGGGCGCATTTACCTCGAGAAACAGGAGAACCCCCGACCTGTCAGTGACACGCTGTTTGCGCTCGGTGAAGCTCATCGCAAATACTCCACGACCAGGTCGCGGCGATAGTCCGCCGCGAACTTGTCCTCCGGCACCAGGTCACCGATCGCGCCATTCTCAAACCGCGCGGTGATCGTCGCCCCCGTGTAGGGATGCACCATGGTGAACCAGTCAATCCGCCCAATCACGCCGAAATACCAGGCTTCGAACTGCTCGGCATCGTCGATGTTGGCGAAGTAGAGCGACATCGACTGTTTGACCAGGACCTGCGTGTTGAGCAGGCGTTGCTTTGGCACACCCCGCTCCATTTCCGTGCGAAGGACAGACGGATCGAAGGTGCGCTGCTGGCCGTCGAACATGACCAGCGCCACGCCGGGGAGAGATGCCATTACACGCTGTCCTTGGCGCCGAAGCGCCCCTTGATGCTGGTGTAGGTTGAGCCGGCGCCGGTGGCGATCTGGCCTCCGATGTAGCTGTCGACCTGTCCCAGCAGCACATCGATGTCGACTCCGCCCTTGTCGTTCTTCGAAGCGCTCGCGGTTGTCCCGGCGGGAGCGTTGCGCACGGTGACGTTGACCGCGCCGCCAGCGGGTGCCGGAGCGGAAAGGCCACCGACGACACCGCCCTCGGCGTAGCCGCGGAACCCCTGCCGCATGGCTTCCACAATGCCCACACCACCAGCGCGCGCCACGTCCGCCTGGGACCACACCACTTCACCGGCGTGCACAATGCCCTTGGGCTCATACTTGCCGCCCGGGCCCGTGTAGCCACCTTCGGACTTCCCACCGGCCATCAGCTTGTTGAACAGGTCCTGGTTGATGCCCTGGGTACCGTTGGTGACGGCTGCATTGCCGGCGGTGTTCACGCCACCGAAGTACGAGCCGAAGGCACCCGCGACGACGTTTGCCAAGCCCGTCACTGCTTGCTTTGCGGCGATGCGGGCCAGGTCCTTGATGATCGAATCAGCCAAGTCGCTGAAGCTCACCTTGCTGCTGGTAGAGAACTGGACGAACTTCTCCTCCCAGCCCGTAAAGACGTTTCCAACGACGTCGCGCATCTGGCCGGCCACATCTCCGGCCTGCTGCGCATAGTTCGACCATGCAGAGGTGGCACCGGACAGCCAGTTGCCTTCGGCAGTGGCCAGGTCGGCGTAGCCGGTCCGGATGGCCTCAATGCGGTCACCCGTCTTCTCCAGCAGCACCGCCTTCTCGGAGTCGAACATGCCCTGGTCGATCTGCTTGGCGTTGAGCTGCAGCTGCAGCTCGCGCAGCTTGTCGGCCTGGTCGGCGTAAGCGTCGTTGATGCGCTGCTGGACTTCGTACTCGCGATCGCCCATGCCGACCTTGGCGACCATCGCCCGCATCTGCCGCTCCAGTGCGTCGTTGCTGGCGTCTAGGGCATTGGCGTACGAAGCAATGGCGTTGGCCCGGCTTGCGGCCGCCGCGCGTTCCTCGCTGGCCAGGACTTCGAGCTTGGCGGCCCCCTCGGTGCGAACCTTGGCCAGGCGCGCCTCCAGTTCGCCAACCTGACGCCCGACCCCGATCGCATCCTTGCCAGCAACGGTCTGTTTCTGGAGGTAGTCGATCTGGCTCTGCAGTGCCGTGGCTTCCGCAGCCGCGCCGCGGGTGAGCAGCTCCCGCATGTTGCCGTAGTACTGCTCAGCGGTGATTTCGCGCGCCGCGTACTGCGCACGCAGAGTCTGGGTGCTGGCGGCAATCTCCGCCTGCTCTTCCACCAGGTCATCCTTGAACGCCTGCAGACCGGCGCCCCGCGTCGCCGACCCGGTACCGCCCGTGTTCTTCTTGGCGTACTTTTCCTGAATCGCCGCGATCGCCTTCTGCCGCCGCTCTTCCAGCTCGGTGACCACATCGGTCAGGCCGGCGGCCTTGGCCTTCTCGATGGCCTCCTGGGCGGCCACCTGCACCCGTGCGACCTCGCGGCGCTTCTTCTCTTCCTTGGACGCCTGCGCGTCGATGATGGCGTCCAGCTCCTGCGCCACTTCCTGAGATGTGGACTGTGCCGCGGTGACCTGCGCGTCCTTCGCTTCCTTCTGCTGCTGGGCGGCGATTTCCTTGATCCGGGCCGACCGCGACTTGATCGAGCTTTCATACTGGTACACCCAGGCGTAGCCCATCCCATCGGCGACGCCCTTGTTCATGAAGGCGACGTCGCGCTGGTTGTCCTGCAACAGCTTCTGCATTTCCACAGCCGCCGAGCTGAAGCCAAGGCCGTTCTTCATCGCCTCCCATGCCCTGCTGGCCTCAACAAACAGCTCTTTGAAGCCCCGAATCACCGGGTTCTGGCTGCCGCGCACCTTGGCCAGCGCCTCGGCCGTCGCATCCGCCGCCGCGCGCGTGGCGACGGTAGCCGCCTCCTGGTTCCGTCCCTGCTCCTGCAGCGCGCGAATCTGGTCGTAGATTTCGACCGTCAGGAAGTTGACCTGCTTGTTCAGCTCCTGCGAGTACTTCACCGGATCGCCGGCCAGCTTGGCGTACGCCGCCACCGTGTCGTCGATAGCGGCACCGTTGATTTCTTCCATGGCCACAGCTGCACGCGCCACGGCCTCGAAGTTCTCGCGCGCGACCTGCCCGCTCTGCCCGATCGCCACCGCCGCGGCCTGCGCCTTGCCGACGCTCACCTCTTGGGAGCTGGCGGTGCGTGCCGACAGGTCGGCGAGCACCGCGCTGGTGGCCGCCGCCTCGTTGCGCGAAAGCACCAACGACCGCGTGTAAGCCTCCGAGCTGCGCGCGGCGTCGTACCAGGCGTAGGCGAGGACGCCGACGATTGCGGCATATGCCGCAGTAGGCGTCATCAGCCCGGCAATACCCTGGCCAACACCGCGTAACGCTGGTCCGACGCCGCCGAAGCTGTCCTTGATCTGGCCGCCCTGCTGAACCAGCACCGTGAACCAGGGCATGCCGCCTTGCAGACTGGTGAACACGTCGGTGAACTGCGCCGGCAGCTGCCGCATGGCCTGCGCGGTCTGGCCCGCCGACACGCCCAGCTGGTTGATCGCGTTGTTGGTCGGCAACGGTCGGCCGGCAGTGTTGCGGACCTCGTTGAGGTCCTTGCGCAGCAGCACCAGGCTCTGCTTGATGTCGTTGAAGTCGGCGCCGATGCGGACGCGCAGATTGGCAGTTGGTTCGGCCATCAGGCAGGTTCCTGTTTCAGGAAGGTGGCCCAGGCGCCAGCATCGGCGCCCATTGCCATTCGTACGGCGATTGCCAGGTCCACCTGCCGCTGCCGATCATCCCGGGCAGCGGCGGCGGTGTAGGCCCGGACCTGGGCCAGCGTGTACGTCAGGACGTCGCTGCGGCTGTGGCCTCGGGCGACGAGGTACTGGATGAGGTCGTCCCATCCTGCTGTTGCGCTTCGGCTTCCGGCGGCGGCGTGGGTGGCGCGGTCACCGGCCTGGCCGCCGCCAGCAGCGCGGGCAGGCGGCGGACGAAAAAATCCTTGTTCAGCGCCACCACGGCCTCAACCAAGGTGGCCACCTCGTCCAGCTCGCCGGCGGCAAGCCAGTCCGGCTCTTTGCCGGTGACCACTGCCAAGGCCTGTGCGAACGCCAAGGAATCCTGCTCGAACAGGTCAAGAATGATCGCGCCCACCTCGACCGGCGCTGCCTGGCCCATCAGGCCGGAGGCGAGCACCACCCGCCCGATAATCGGGCGAGAGGCGGTGATGAAGGGAGCGAGCTGCTCCAGCCGCAGCGGCCCCACCACGAGCACCTCGCCGCGGAACGCGACGCTGCGCCGCGGGGGTGTGATCGTCTGCAGTTCTTCCATGACGGTCAGTTCTCCTGCTGCCAGAAGAAGTAGGCCGACTTGTCGTCGGTGGTGGCCTTGTCGGCGTCCTTCACCAGTGCACCGGTGACAGAGCCCGCGCCGAACTGGTCGCCCAGCAGGCCCAGCTGCTCGATCATGCCGCCGCTGACCTTGTGGGCGACCAGGCGCACCTGCTTGCCACTGCGCGCTTCGTTGGTCCCGATGAACTGCATTTCATAGAAGCGCTGCGGGCGGACGCCGGCTTCAACCTGACCCAGCTCACCGTGCTTGTACGCGACGACGACGTTGGCGGCGGCAGAGCCGTTGCCCGGATCGGCGATCGTGGAATCAGCCGGGATGAACAGCATGCCCCGACGCAACACGTAGTCCTTGTCCTTTTCATAGGTAGTGGCGGGGGCGGACGCCAGCTTCACGCTGGTGATTTCGGTGGCCGGGAACTTCAAGGGAACGAAACGCCCCTTACTGGTGCGCACCGCCTCGTCGGGCACAGCGCCGGCGGCTACGGTCGTTGCCACGCCGCGCGTGGTGCGGGCGAAGTTGTCCTTGTTGAAGTCGTGGAAGGTGTAGGCAACGTCGTAGCCGGTCACCCGATCCACGCGGTTGGCGATGCCACCGCCCGGGTTCTGGTTGTCGGCCAGCTCGATCGTGTTGGTCTTGGGCGACACGCTGAATGCGGAGCAGTTGCCGACCTCGTCGAAGGGCGCACCGGTGTTCCATTCGCGGATCAGGATGATGCCGTTGCCCAAGTAGCTGAAATCTTCTGCCATGTTGGCGTTCCTCGTCGGTGATGCCGCGTGGGCGGCGGGATTACTTTTTCGGGATGTGGGACTGGTAGGTGACCGCAACGCCCATCCAGCCGGCGCCCGGGTCCGGGCTCAGCGGTTCCATGGCGACGTACACGGGGTACTGGAGGCCACTCGGAAAGGCCTGCTGCTGCTCGTCCATCGCCGCTTCGATGTCGGTGACCAGATCGTCGAGCCGCTGTTGGTAGTTCTCCAGGCTCGCCGGCACCTTGCCGATCACCGCAACGGTCGTCAGCCGATGGGTGCGCACCAGCGCCGCGTCGGTGGCGCGCTGCTGCTTGTCGATGACTGCCGTCAGCACTGCCGTGGCAGCTGCGTCGACCTGCTGCGGCTCGGTGGTCCAGCTGGTGCCGGCGTCGGTGAGATATCCGTTGGTCGTGCTGATGCGGCCCAGGCAATCGCCAAAGGCAGCCAGGAGCCTCGCGCGCGGGCTAGACATGCAGCACCACCCACTGTTGTGACGACGCGTCGCCGCGCAGCCGCTTCTCCAGCTTCAGGCGCGCGCCGGTACCGGTGATGCGCACGATGCCGCCGACACGGGGCTCTACCTCGCGCAGCTGTAGCGTCACGCGATCATAGGGGGCCGACACCGGAGCATCGTCGTCGCCGTAGTCCTGCACGCCCTCATCGAGCAGCGCGGTGCAAGGCACCGGCTGGCCCGCCGGGTTTTGGTAGGTGGCGGCGTCGGCAATGCCGGCGCCGGCGAACGCGGCGAACATCAGCGCGTCCATGTTTTGCAGTGTCGACTTCTGGCTCATGGCAGGGGTCTGGCCGTTTGCATGGCCTTTTCCAGCTCGCGCTGCAGGAAGAACGGCATCAGCTTCTGCCAGGTGTCGCTGGCCATACCGAAGATGTCGTAGCGCGGCTTGTACTTGGGCGCATCGGTGAAAATGAAGATCGACCGGACACCGGAGCCGAAGCCCGTGTTCAGTCGCTCGTAGATACCCGGGCGCAGCTTTCCGCGGCGCTTGGTGATGACGAAATACTCGCCACCGCGGCGCTTCTTGGAGCGCCGGCGCTTGGTGCTGGCTTCGGATTGATTCTGGTAGTGGTCCCGCTGGGCCCCCAGCTGGGACAGGATGCGGTTGACCTGGCCGGCAGGAACGTTGCCGTAGACGTCTGGGGTCGCCCCTCTTCCCATGACTGCGTATTGCTTTGCCGATATCAGGCCTCGTGACTGCAGCAGCCGCTCGAAACCCTTTTTGCGGCGCTGGCCACCTTCGACTTCGGGCAGCAGATACTTCGCCGGCGGCGTGCCCTTGAAGGCCTCGTCGCGGATGTAGACCTCCGCAAAGGGGTCCTTCTTGGTCGCCTTGCGGTACATCGCCGCGTTCACCGTCAGCGGCGCTGGCCGGTCGAATACCTTGGGCGCGGTGCGTTTCCACCGCTCCCGGACCTCGAACGCCACAGCGTTGGCGGCCTGCATTGCTGCGTACGGCAGCTGGCTTTTCTCGAGGTCCGTCAACTGGCGGTCGAGCGCCTTGTCGGCGTCGACCTCGATCTTGAGCTGGCTCATGGCTTCCCCGGGAGCCCGGCCTGCAGATGCAGACCGGGCCGGTTAATCACCCGCCGGCGTTGCCGCCGCCCGTAGCCTTCAGCCGGATGACGGCGCGCGGCCGCGTGTTGATGTTCAGCGGGTTGGACTGGCTTTCCAGGTCGAGGCCCTTGTTCATCCGCAGCGGCTCGGTCTTGCTGTAGTACGGCAGGCCGACACCCTTCACCGTCTCCATGTAATCCGCCGGCGCAAAGCGGGTGATGAACATGTCCGGCACGTCCAGCGGAAAGGCCAGTGCCTCACCGGCCGGGATGAAGGGACGGTCTTCTTCCTCGGTGGCCACCTGGCCGCCGACCACCTCTTCGAAGGTGACGCCACCGAAGGTGAAGCCACGGCGGGGGTCGTCGCGCAGCGCTTCGCCATCCTGCCAACGTGCGTAGGCGGCGACCACGTTGTCGTGGTCGATCAGCGCCTCGAAGAACTCGGGGCTGCAGAAGACGTGGATGCCGTTGTGGGGCACCTGGCCGAGTTCCTTCTCGATCGCCCGCTTGATGGTCAGAACCTTGCCGCGGACCTTGGTGCTCGCCGTGGTCAGGGACATACCCAGCACGATCTGCTGAACGTTGAACTCCTTGTACAGGTCCCACATGACCGAGCCATCGGCGTCCAGGACCTTGCCGCTGAGCGCGCCCATGCGGTGATACTCGATGGTGTAATCCAGGTCACGGCGGTGGGTGAGCTGGTGCGCGTTGATCACGCTGGCCACGTTCTGCCCTTCCGGGTCCGTCTCCGGAGAGAACACGTTGAGCAGGGTGTCGGCCATGATGGTCGAGCGCTGCGGGAGGTGGGCGGTCTGGAAGAGCTTGACCTTGCCGCGCTCCAGCGACTTGGGCTGAGCCGGCGCGCCGCGCGGCACGTTGGGCACCAGTACCAGTTTGGTGCCGTTGATGCCGATCTTGACGATGTCGGTACCGACCAGGCCCTGTTCCTTGAACAGGCCGAGTTCGGCGATACGGGTCGGGACGCGCGGCAGGTTGTTGATGTGGGCGTTGAGCGAATCGAAGCTCAGCACGCCCAGGGCCAGAAGGGTCTGCAGATCCATGTGTGTCTTCCTCATGCGGAAATAGAAAGCCCCGCACTTGGCGGGGCTGGAGGTGTAACGACGACCGGAGGCGGTCAGGCGGTGATGACGATCTCATCGCTGGTCGCGGCGACCAGGCCGGCGGAAGTAGCGGTCAGGGTGTACGTTCCGGCCGCGCTGAACTCGACGGCATCCCAGGTGACCACGCCGTTGACTGCGGCCTTGGCGCCGCCGCCGCTCAGGGCGCCTGCGCCCGTCGCCTTGGCCAGGCTCACGCTTGCCGAGCTGCCGGTCACCAATGCACCGAAGACATCGGTGATGTGGGCAACAACTTCACCGGCGGGCTCACCTGCCGCGGCATTCAGCGGCACATCGACGAACACCAGGTGGTGGGCGCTGTTCGAGCTGATCGGACGCGAGGTCCAGCGCACAATGATGCCCGACTCGGCCAGGCTGGCAGCAGCCAGCAGGCGCTGATCACTGCCGGTGCCCGGGGCCCAACCCAGCAGCTCGCCGTGCACCTCGGCGTCGCGAGCGACCGCCGCGCCCTTGACGGCCAGGCTGTCCGGATCGCTCCCGGTGTCGACCTGGCCATACAGCACCTTGACGGCATCAGCGCCGCTACCTGCCTTCGTGTTGTCGGCTTTCAGCAGGGTGCCCGCGGCGAGAATGCCCTGGCCGGCGGGAATGTGGATCAGCTCCCGGCTGCGTTCGCCTGCAGCCTCGGAAAGCAGGAATTGGGCGTTGCGGACGCCATCGCGGTTGATTTCCATCAGTTGCCTCGCATTTTGTAGATGGTGGTGGGATTGAGCGACGCCTTCACAGCGGCGGCGCGTTTCTCGGCGTCCGGCGCCGGGAGAGTGGTCACGATCTGCGTGGTGCGCCCTTCTTCCGCTTTCAGGGCGATCAGCTGGGCACGCACCGCAGCCAGATCGGTGTTCGATTTGATGTAGTTGCCCGCCAGGCTTTCGCCGCCGGTCATCGCCGCGGCGCATGCGTCGCGCACCGCAGTGGCATATTCCAAGGCCGCAGCCACGTCCTCACCTTGCTGCGGGCCGCGCTGGATCAGTGCCAGGCCGATCCCCGCAGGCAGCGCGCTGGCGGCAACAGCAGTTGCAAGCGTTTCGGCGGTAGCCGCCGGCGGCGCATCCGCGTGGGAAGCATCCGGCGTCGGCGACGGCTCATGCGCGAGCTGCTCCAGAAGGGTCTGCCCATTGCCGGCGACCACCTTGAACCCGTCGGCGGTCACCATGACCTGGGCCGTGGCTTCCGGCTCTGCTGCAGCATCGTCGGCTGCTGTGGCGTGCTCTACGGGCGCCGGCACGTCGCGATGGCCAAGCTCGGCCACCAGCTCGTCCCAGGTGCCGAGGCGGCTTGCAAAGCCTGCATCGACCGCCAACTGCCCGCGGTAGGTGGCAGCTTCGGTCGCTCGCACAGCTTCTTCGCCCAGGCCGAGGTTGCGCGCTACCGTCTTGACAAACAGGTCGTGGAGCAGCTCCACGTCTGCCTGGGCCTCCGCCTTCGCTTCATCCGTCAGCGCAAAATTCGGGTTGAAGTCGACCTTCCTGGCACCCGCGTAGATGGGGGTGACCTTGACCCCGATTTGCTCGTTGCCCTTGCTCCAATCGTGGTGGTACGCGACCACGCCGACGGACCCGGCGCCGCCGGTACGGCTCACCCAGATCACATCGCAGGCGCTGGCGATGGCATATGCCGCCGAGTACGCGTAATCGTCGATGAGCGCATGCAGGGGTTTGCGGCCACGTGCCTGGTAGATGCGATCCACCAAGTCAAAGCAGCCAGACGCCATGCCGCCCGGCGACTCGATCCGCAGCACGATGGCACCGACACTGTCGTCCTCGAGCAGTTCGTCCAGCTTCTCGCGCACTGCGGCGTAGCTCACCGGACCACCACCACTGGGACCGGGCATCGGCCGGTTCACCAGCCCACCCGTGATGTTCAGCACTGCGATGTTCTCGGCGGCGATAACGTCGGTGCGCAGTTCGGTGTCTGCGCTGGTCACGGCCCCTTCCAGGTAGGCGCCAATCAACGCCTCACCCATCGCCGGATGTACCAGCAGGGGCTGGTTGAGCGCGGCAGTGGCGAGCGAGGCCACGACGGGGTGCTTGCTGCGGCCGAACAGCCGACTCAACAGCCCAGGCTTATTGGTCATCATCATTTCCTTCATCGGTGGCGTCGTTTCCGGCGCCGGGAGACTTGTTGCTGGACTGGCCAGTACCGCTGGAGTTGGTGCGCCGTGGATCGCTGTCGAACGTCAGGCCCAAGCTGTCGGCACGATCGTTGTCGGCAGCGATCTCAGCATCAACCTGCTCGGGGTCTTCGCCAGCGCCCAGGACCACCTTCGTACGGGACTTGAAGCCGGCGCGAACGGCCTTGGATTCGGCGCCCACGTCTTGCACGGGATGGCTCCAGGGCCAGCCCTCCGGCACCCACAGGGTCTCGGTGACGTCATCGCGCAGCTCGGCGTAGCCGGGTACGTTCAGCGCGCCCACCAGCACTGCCTGATCAAACCAGGCATCGCGAATGCGCTGGCAGAACATCGGGATCATGAACAACCACTGGTCCTGCTCGATGACCCGCCGGAACTCGTTGAGGATCAGGCGCAGCGCGCGGTCGGATACCCCTCGCAGGTCACCGGTCAGCACCTCATACGGAACGTCCTGACCAGCCGCGATCGCCATCAGGTGGCCGCGCAGGAATTCTGCGTAGTCCGACCCCGCGCTCGGCGGCTCGGCGAACTTCACGTCGTAGCCTGGCGGCAATTCCTGCATGGTCGCCGGTTCCAAGCCGCCCAACGGCGTGCCGTCGGCATCCTCGCCGCTCTGCAGGTCGCCGACCATATGCGTGTCACCGTCCCCGTCGGGGGACTCGGGGACGGTGTAGAAGCCGGCGAACAGGTTGGCGATGGCCTGCCGCTCGAGTACCGCATCGTCCAACCTGTCCAGGTTGAACATCCGTAGCAGGGTGGCAGCCGAACTGGGCACGCCTCGCATGGCACCGGCGCGGCTGGGCCGGTAGAGGTGAATCACCTGCTCGGCAGGCACGCGGACCAGTTCGTTCCCATCCACCGCTATCTGTGCATCACCCGGATGCTCACGGAACATCCAGTAGGCAACGCGGCGGCCGATGCGATCGAACTCGATACCGTGGCGGATGGCGTTTCCATTGCTCGCCACGCTGTTGAAGTACTGCGGGCACTGTTCCGACTCGATCAGCTGGACCTGCATGGGGACGGGAAGGCCGTCCTCCGCGCGGCGGAACCGGATTCGCCCGAACACCTCACCTGCCTCCTTCCATTCCCTCCATGCCAACGCCTGCAAACCGCCCCAGTCCAGCACGCCGTCGGCATCGCTGTACTTGCTCCAGCGCTTCCACAGGCTCGCCGCTCGTGCCTTGAATTCCGGAGTGCCCCAGATCGCCTTTGCCTGGATTCCCGTGGCAATGCCGTTGGAAACGCTCTTGTTGAGGGCACTGACCATCCATGGGTCGTTGCGGGCCAGGTGCCGTGCCCGCGCCAGCAGGGTTGGGAGGCCGAGAAGCGCCGCATTCGGGCCCAGCGACATGGGGCGGAACATGCGCAGGCGACGGCCGTTGCCGGCTGCACGGTAAGTACCCTCGGCAGCATCAGACATTGCCGGTCCCCGATTGGAAAAGACGGATGGTGCGTCGACGGGTTTTTGCTCCGGTGGTGGCCGACACCTCCCCACGCATCTGCCGGAGCACGCGTCTCATGGCATCGAGACTCTGGTAGGTGACCGTGCGGTCGGCGTATCGGACAGTCAGCACACCGGATGCGATCGCCGCCTCCAGCGTTGCCACCTGCTCTTTCGTGAATGCCATATCAGCGTCCCAAGTACTTACTGCGGATGACGCGACGTGGGCGCGCGCGCGGCGCGAAGGCCGCGCCGGCATCGCCGACGACCACATCAGGGTTGTTGTCCCAATCCGCCGCCCACAGCGGCGGCGCGTCCCACCGGATGGCCGGGACCTTGAGCCAAAAGGCAAGACCTTCGGCGTAGCCGGTGAGGTCGAATGCTTCGTTGCGGCGTCCAGCCAGGTTCTTCCAGCCGTTTGGCGTCCGCGTCTCGGCGGTCAGTTCCGCGAAGAATGCTTCGGGCAGCCAATCGGGGAAGTGGTAGTAGCCCGGACCGGGCTCTGCACGCTTGATGTTGGCGTCAACGGTGTCCTTCAGCCGATCGACGTTGAGCAACAGCTGTGGAACGTCACCGGCGGACCCGGATTTGCGGTCCTTGCGTTTGCGGCTATCGGGGTAGGTTTCGCGGAACAGTGCGCCGCTGCGGTTGGCGTCGCCCTTCACCAACCGGACCCGTGCATGCAGCTGCCGCGCCTTCAACGAACGCCAGAATTCCAGCGCGCGAATCGACGTCCCCGATTTGCCGCCCCAGTCGATGCCGACCGCACGCACCGGCATTGTGCGGCCCGTTTCATCGTTCAGCGGGTATCGGCGGCCGATCACCTTCTCTACCAACCGCTCCCAGTCCTCCAGGTACTTGGGGGGGTCCAGTGGCAAGAAGCCACCCGATCCGTCCTCACGCTTGGACGTACGCAGCGTGAAGGAGTCAACCACCCAGCGCTCAAGGTCTCCGTTCTCGCCTACGCCGTAGCCCAAGACGAGCACCACGAACCGGTTTGCCTGCACGTCGACCGTCGCGATCAGGAAGCGAACACCGGCAGGTACTGTGTTGGCCGGCCAACCTTCCGCGCGCTCGCTCATCTCGTTGGGATCGCTGGAAGAGCGCGCCGCCATCGGGACGTAGTTGATTGCACCATCGACGTTGTGCGTGGTCTTGAGCGGGCGCTCCTCGCCTGTCGTCGCGAACGTGCGCAACGCCTGCAGGTAGCGCTCTATCAACGATTCCCACGACTGGTAGGCGGCCGCCACACCTCCAAGCCAGTAGCTCGCGATGCGTGTCTCCAGCGCCTCTCCGACCACTGTGCCGTTTGGGTAGACGATCTGGCCTTCGGCCGCCCACACGCCGGCCTGGTTCATATCGTCTTTCCAGCGATGTTCCAGACCAACGCCGCACCGCGGGCAGTGCAGCAGCGAGTACCGGCGCGCCATCTGCTGGATATCGTCGACCTGTACCCGCTCAAGCAGCTCTTCCATCGGCGGGAGCGCGAAGCCCTCGTACCCCGGCGCGGCGATGAATCGCTCACCGCATTCCGGGCACGGCCAGTACCAGCGACGCCGGTCGCCGCGTGCGTACAAGGCGGCGATGCCGGCCGCTGGCGGGCCCTGGTGAGCGTGCGCCGGCTTCCAGGCCCCGTCGGTGTAATCCGTGGCCGGGCTGGACTCAGCGACCACCATGCCGGCCGACATAAACGTCTGCGTTCGTTTCAGCGCCAGGCCGAAGCACTCGTCAATGCCCAGATCACCGGTGTAATTGTCCACGTCAGTCATCAGGACGTCATGGATGTCCTTGCCCGACAGCACCGATATCGAGGGCCACCCCATCCGCAGCGACATGCCCGACCGAAAGAACTTCAGCAGAATGTTGTCGTCGTGGGCGCGAGGACTGAGCCGCTTCCGCAGTTCAGGACTGGCGGCGATGCCGCGGGCGATGCGCGTCTTGCTGTAGTCCTCGGCCGCGTCCTTGGACATCTGCACGACCATGGTGTCGGCCGGGTTGCAGGTGATCAGATACGCCAGCCGTGCGTCGATCAGCGATATCGTCTTGCCGGATCGAGCCGGGCCCACGAATACCACTGCCTCGTACTGACGGCTACCGGTCATGTTCAACGGCTCGACCATGTACGGCGACACGGTCGGGTCCCACGCGCCTGCGGCGCCGCTGGCGTTGGCGACGTGCAGCGCCTTGGCGCCTTCGCTCACGTTGATGCGCCTGGGCGGCCGGATCATCTCCGCTACGCCCAACCGAACCTCACGCGCTGTCGCGTACGTCATCAGTGATTGCCTCGAACATCGACTGACGGACGCGATCGCATTCGTCCTGCACCTTCACCACCTGCTCAGGCCTGAGCCCGGCTTTGCGCTCCAGCACGTCCGGCAGCGTGTCGAAGAACTGCACAACCTTCTTCACCAGCGCGGCGTAATCCGCCTCGACCTCCGCCGCCGGCACCAGCTGGCCGGTCGTCGTCTCGACCTTCAGGCGCTCGTTCTCCGATTGGTAGAAGGCGCGGCGCTCCATCGGCGGCAGATCGCACGGGTCGACCACGCCGTCAGCGCCGACAGCCCCGGCCTGCACCTGCACCATCGCCGGCGCCGCGTCAGCCAGGCGGTACACATCGTTGCCATTCCGCTTCGCTGCGGGCGGCACGCCGGCTTCTCTCAACCGCTTAGCAGCGGTGCGCCGATCCATGCCGAACTCGTCCGCCAGGCGGGCGACTGACCAGCCTTGGGTGAAGTCTCGAATGTCGGCCATGTCCTACCCGATGCGCAGCTCGTCTGTCGCTAAAAGCCCTCTTTTCCCCTGAAAAGCGGCGGAAATCACCGGCCTGTGGTGGAGCACCCTAGAGGCCGAAAAACGCTCAATTACCGGGGTCCGAATTCCCCCCGGTGGACCGGGAAGCGCCCAGGGGCCCCCGCCCCGACATATCAACAGCTTATCCACAGGTCTGAGCATGGCTGTGCCTGATGAAGGTCACATACAGTCGCGTTGACCATTCCGGTCACAAGGAGAACGGCATGACGGGACACCCCGAGCAGTTCGTGATCTACAAGGACAACGCTGGCGAGTACAGGTGGAGGCTCTTCGCAAAGAACAGCAAGATCATTGCTGATAGCGCAGAGGGCTACAAAAGGCGATCCGACTGCGTGCACGGCGCGCGGCTGGTCAGTTCGATTGCCGCCGACGCCCTGATCTGGGATTCCGACGCGGACGAATTGATCAGCTGATCCTTTTGGGGGCGGTGATCAGACAGGCCGCCCCCTTTTCTCAGTCAACGTGGAACCGGCTTGCCCTGCGTGCCGTCGATGCCATCGAGCTGGGCCTCGTATTGCAGCAGGCAGCGCTTTCGGCCGTTGCTGACCTGGAACACGGCGGAGGGCTTACCCTCTCGCTCCCAGCTGCAGCGCTTCCGCAGCGCGGCGTCGATGGGCACATAGGTGGCCACCTGCACGTTGATAACGGCAGGCGCTGGTGGGTTCTGTTTGTGGGCAGCTGACTGGCAACCCGCCAGCAGAGACGCCGCAGCGATAACGAAGAGGCGCATGTCAGTATCCCCTCAGAGCCGGGCAGGCCGAGTCGAGCAGCTCGAGCGCGGCTTTGCAGCTGTCAGGCCGCTGCTGGTATCGCTCGCGCCAGGTGGTGGCATCCTTCTCAGCCGCCTCGATCTTGATGGCCAACCCGTTCAGGGCAGCGGCGCTTTCGGCCTTCATGGCTTCCAGCTTCTTCGCTTCGGCCCGCAGCGTCGCCGCCACCTCGGCGAGACGCGTATCGCGTTCCTCGACATCGGACTGCAGGCGCGCGGTATCGGCTTTCCAGTCCGCGCGTACCTTCACCACCTGCGCGCTCAGGTCCTGAATTCGCTGCTCCTTCTCATACGCGGAGAGCCCGGCCACCATGAATCCGAAGGCCAGCACCGCGCACACCACCTTGATCTTGCTACCAGGCTTGCGCAGCCAGACCACCGCCTCGGTGAGCGCGTCAACGATCAGGCCCCACAGCGCTGTCGCCAATCGAATCAGGCCGCTCATGGCTTTTCACCTCCGATGGTGCCCGTGGCCTTCTCCACTAGCCGCACGTAGCCAGGCAACAGCCGGCGAATCATGACCCCGGAAAGACCTGCAAGCGGAAGCTGCGGCGCCCCGGCCAGGGACGTAAAAATGGATGCCGCGACTGCGATGACCCATGCGGCCACGATGGCATAGGCGACCACTGCCACGCCCAGCGCCAGCCAGCGCGCGACGGTCTGCAGCAAGCGGTGCCCCCGGCGCCGGCCAGCATCTGCGGCCACCCGCTCGGCGTCTTTCTCCGGCAGCAGCAACACACCAATGAGCGCGCCGGCCATCGCCACCAGCAGTACCGATTGGGGCACGCCCAGGATGATGCGCTCAGCTTCACGCAATGCATCAGCCGTGGCAGGCGCCACAACTGCCGCGGTGAAGGTCCCTACAGCGATTTTCATGGTGCTCACGGGCTCGGTCACGACACCAGTGTCCCGCCGGCCTTGCGGTATGCCGACAGCAGGCTGTCGAGCTTGTGCTCAAACTGGCCATACCCGGCGCCGGGCAGGCTGGCCCAGATGTTGCGGACGGCGGCAATCGCCTCGGGGATTCGTCCAGTTTGGATCAGGGGCAGCGCGCGGCGCTCACGAATCAACTGGATTGCCCAACGGTCCTGCGAAATAGGCCCGAAATCTGGGAGCTGCAGCTGCCCCCGGTAGTGCGCATAGTCCTTCAGCATGAATTGGTAGCGCCCGGACGCGTTCGACGTCAGGCCCTTGCCGTTGATCACCTTGGACTTGCGGCCGCGCGAGAACGGGTGCACGGAGTAGTCGGTGAAAATTTCCGACTTTCGATCCGAACCGGTCACGATCACATCGTAGCCATCGTCCTTCGTCGCCGGGCTGGTGCTGGTCCCCTCGGACCAGGCCAGCATGTCCAGGAATGCGACGACGTTTGCGCCGCCTGCGTGTTGGGAGGTGATGCGTGCCATGGTGATCCCGGGATAGGTGCCCGCCTCGCGGCCGGCTGGGCGCGATGGTTGATCCGGTCTGGAGGCGGGCAAAAAGTATGCCGAGCACGTAGCCCGGTCAGGTGGTGTAGATCAGCTCAGTCCGCGCCGCACCGGCGCCGCCGCCAACCGTGTAGCGGATGGGCACGCTGATGCACTGAAAGCGATCGAACAGCGCGCGCATCGCCGGGTGGTCGTTGATGGTCAGGATCGCCCTGCCCTTCAGGCCCGCCATTACCTCGGCCAGCTGCTGGTACTGCTCGATGGGGAAGTCGTTTCCGTAGCCAATGGTGTCCCAGTACGGCGGGTCCAGGAGGAACACGGTCTCCGCCCGGTCGTACTTCTCGATGCACCGCTGCCATGGCAACTGCTCGACCACCACACCCTGCAACCGCAGGTGGGCGTCACTCAGGTCTTGCTCCAGCCGAAGCAGGTTGATCCGCTTTGTTGATGTCGGCCCTACCCCCAGCGTCTGCCCCTGCACCCTACCGCCGAAGCTCAGCTTCTGCAGGTAGTAGAACCGCGCGGCGCGCTGGATGTCTGTCAGCGTCTCTACGTTCTGCAGCTGTGCCCATCGGAACATCTCCCGGCTGGTCAGCGACCATCGGAAGTGCCGCACGAACTCGTCAAGGTGGTTGGCCACTACGCGGTACAGCCGTACCAGCTCGCCGTGGGTGTCGTTGAGTACCTCCACCTTGGCCGGCTCTCGCTGGAACAGGATGGCCGCGCTGCCCGCGAAGGCCTCGACGTAGCAGGTATGGGGTCGGGCGTGGATCAGCGGCAACAGGTGCGCCGCAAGCCTGGTCTTCCCACCAGGCCATGGAAACATGGTTCTCGTCTTCAATTCTCAGCCTATGAAACTGCGTTCGGCCAGACTTGACACGCTCTCCGGAGAGCAGCAGGGCCTGGCCAATGGCACGCGGTTCATACGCGCGTCTGCGGTGGCGGCCCGATGCCTGCCAGCATCGGGTCGCCCCCTGTCTTTCTATCAAGTGCAATGGTTGCACTGGTGCAATGGTTGCACTATACTGTGCCCATGCCGACGATCAGCCGCCTCCAGAACTGCACCATCACGATGTACGCCGCTGATCATCAGCCGCCGCACTTCCACGTAAGGATGCGCGACGGCCGTGAAGCCCTGATCGTCATCGAGACCCTCTCAGTGCTGTCCGGTTCGATCAAGCCCCGCGAGCTGGCCGAAGCCCTCGCATGGGCCGGGGCGAACATTCCAACCCTCACCGCCAAATGGCAGGAGTTGAACCCATGAACCAGCCGCAATTTGTGATCCGAAACGTCGCGGCCCTGGCAACGGGTCGCCTCGGCCTGCAGTTCGGTGACGGCCTTGATGCCGTTGTCGACCTCAGCGAGGTGATCGCCAACCATCCCTCGCTTGCGAGGCTAACCGACCCGGCTGTCTTCCGCGCCGTCGCTCCAGATGAATGGAATCGCGGCGTCATCTTTGCCAATGACGACGATCTGACCTTGGCCAGCGACAACCTGCGGGCCATGGCAATCGAGCAGACCGGCGAATACTCGCATCAGCAGGTCGTTGCATGGATGCACCACCACGGCCTGTCGCTGGACACCGCCGCCGACGCGCTTGGAATCAGCCGCCGCATGCTGGCGTACTACCGCAGCGGCGAGCGGCCCATTCCGAAGACGGTCGGCCTGGCGATGCTGGGCTGGGAGGCTCAGGAGAGCGGACATCACCTGGACGCATACGACAAGGTCGCGTAACCGTGGGAGTGCTCGGGCTCAGGAAAAATCGAAGGCCGCAGGCCGGCGGACCTCCCGAGTCCAGCCGACCTACGGCCTCCATACTGTGCGGAACCCGCAGGACCGCCCACGATAGGGATTAGGGCACGATGATGGTTCCCGCGGCAACTGCGGTTCCGCATGCGGATGATTTCTTCCGCATGCGGAACATGTGCGGATGATTTTTCAGGATTTCAGGAGAAATAGCATGTCCAAGCAGGATCAGAATTGGAGGCAACGGATTTACAACGTGGTGGCCGGATTACTTTTGATCGCGGGCTGCATCTGCTTGTTCCTTGGGGTTCTCGCGGCCATTGACTGGCGAGTCACACCTGCCCTATCCCTCATGGGCGCTGCTTTGGTTCTATTTTTTGCAGCCACAATTGAACGTTTCGAAACTTTAAAAGGCCTCGGCATGGAGGCCAAGCTCACAACCCTTGACATCAAGATTAGCGAGGCTAGCCGCCTCCTTGCGCAGATCAAGATGGTTGCGGAAATAACAGGCAAAGCATCACTTTCAATGTACGCACGGACCGGAAGGATCAGCGGCCCTCCGCCACATGAAGAGATGTACGACCTCATTCAAAGAGTCAATGAGAGTTTGGTGAGCATTGGATCGACGCCGGCAACCATCAAAGATGCCATTGACCCCTGCACTATCATCATGCAGCACGACTTATCGCGCGCCATCACCAAGAGCATCGTCAAAGATTTAAACGAAAAGCAACATGCAATTCGGAATTCTCTTACTGGCGTTCGAGAGCCGGATGAGGTTACAGCACGAATGGCCGAGGTTGAGCGGCTAGAAGAAATCCGCTTGCAGTTGGTATATAGCAAGGGCACTGATCGCCCCTCGTTTCCGGATAATCTCGTTACCCTGCTTCGCTCGGAACTTCTCTCCGATCTCAGTTCCGCAGCCCAAGCTGCAAATGAGTTCGAAGAATTCGCGGGACAGATGGCTACGCTTAGACAAACCGGAAGGTTGACGAACCCTGAAAAATGGTTTGCACGCGCTAGAGAGGCATATACCTGACGAGTACGTGCACCTACCCCAGAGTAGGTGCTACGGCAGATACGCTATATCTCGGCAACGTCCGTTCCGCTCGGTGCGAAAATGCAGCCCGCTCACTTGCGCCAGAGATGAACAACTAGCTGCGCATCGCAAATAGCCGGACCCTGAACTCGTCGCGCCCCTTCTCCAGCGCCTCCAGCAACGTGCTGTAGGCCAGCCGGTGGACGCGCAGGTAGTCACCCTTGCGCATACGAGCGGCCTTCGCGGCGAGCCCAGCTGACACCTTCCGTTCCGGCCACACCAGGTCTCGCACGGCGTCGTGGATCACAAGACGCACGCGCCAGCGGTCAGCGGGCTGGTCGTGCTTGAGCGTCACCATCGGATCGTGGCGCAGCGCGCGAGCAACCCGCCGGTACACCGGCCACGACAGCCGCGCCAGAGCTGCACCGTCTGCGCGGGTGGCCACCGCCACAACTGTGTCCTTCGCCACCCTATCCCGCATCAGCCCAACAGCAGCGGCGATGTCGGCGCTGCTCAGCGTGGGCAGAGTGCTGCGTCCCTCGGTGGGGATGCGATATCCACCCGATACCAGCATGCGCGCCAGCAGCTCCAGCGCATCGCGGCCATCCGCACTACCGCGAGCGACCGCAACCCCGGGAACTGCCGGCCGCGCGGTCGGTGGCAGTGCCGGAACCAAGGGGGGCAACCGTGCCCACGCGGACAGCGCGCGCTGTGGGGCGTCGTCACCATCGAACCAGCCGGTGTTGGCCGGGCATGCGGTACACCCGATCCAGATGCGCGTGCGGGCGCGGTTGGCCTGCAGCTTGGCGATGCCGCCGCAGTTGGCACAGCCAGGTACAGCGGCGGTATCGGTGACGAAGACCGCGTTCACGCTGCCACCGGCTCGGGTACCAGCAGCGAAGAGCCGTCGCGCCACACCTTCCAGGTCGAGCCGTCGACCACGCAGAGGATTGGGCCGGCCTCATCGGCCAGGTACAGATGATGGGATGCCTCGTCCAGGCTGGCGAAGGTTGGAATCATCGGGAGTTCTCCAAGTTGCTGTTATTGTTTGGTAGCGGTGCCGGGGCCGTGGCTGCTGTGCAGTGCTTCGCCGTCATTCGCCCCGTGCCTTGTAGCGCGCAGCCAGCTTCTCGAACTTGCCGATTTCCTGAATCTCGCGCGCGCGCACCGACGGATCGCTGGTGTCGTGGTAGCGCTGACGCGCTTCTTCCGCCATGGCGAGGGCCCATTCCTGCTTGGTCCGCTTCTTCGCCGCGCCGCGCGCACCGCCGGTAGCAGACGGCCCGCGACGAGCCGTGCCACAGCGTCGCGCCACTTCGGCCAGCAGGTCGTCTGTTGAGACGCCGGAAAGATCGATCGGACTCAACGCACCACCTCCACCGAGCGCGCGCTGGTGCTGGCCATGGCCTGGAGGTGATCACGGTTTCCCCATGCGAGATGGTCCCGGCTCAACAGGTCCGCCAGCCGTGCCAGGCCTTTTGCGGTCACCAGCACCTGGTCGCTGATCCGCTCGGTGCCATCCTCGAGCCGGATCACCGTCGCCTTGTGCTTGAGCACGCCAGACTGGATGCGCGGCTGGTATGCCAGCCAGCTGCGCCCACCTGCCCGGCGATAGACCCACGCGTGCTGTTGCATCCAGTCGAACAGGCGCCGGGGCGGCACCTGCAGCAGCTTGGCGGCCTCGGTGACGTTGAAGGTCCCTTCCGCGTCCGCCAGCCGTTCCAGCGCATGCACCTTGGGCTGCTGAATCAGCACTTCCGCCTCGAGCGCCTCAACGCGCCCCGCATAGTCCAGCAGCAGGCCGCGCAGCGTCGCGGGATCAGCGAGGGCAGCCATGGAGGTCACCGGCGGTGCCATCACCAGTTGGTCGTATGCTCGGATGACCTTCAGGTGGAAGGCCGGGCTGATCCACATCGCGTACGCGTACACCAGCTCGCGGGCAACGAAGGTCCCGCCGCCGCGCCCCTCCAAGGTAACTACCGGAATCCCGGTAGATCGAAGTTCCGCCAGCAGCTCACCGGCCGACTGCGTCGCCAGCCAGTAGCTGGGACCGTGCTTCTTCAGACCGCCTGCCGCCTGGTGCAGATCGTTGAGGGAAAATCGCCCGTCGGCGTCGCGGCGTACCGCGGTGTTTGCGACATTCAGATTCATGCGAAGTGCTCCACTTTCCAGCCGCTGCCGTCCTTCTGAACTGCCAAGAATCGGAACGGGTACATCGCCGCAGCGACCTTCACCTTGACCCGAGCGTCTTCCTCCCAGTAGCCCTTTACCTCGTGGGCCTCCAGCTCGCCGGCGGCGGTCATAACGAAGAAGTCGATGGTCAGGTGCGTGTTGCTCGCCAATTTCAGCTTCACCGACTCGAACCGATACCACTGAATCTCACCAGCGTGCAGGCGGCGATCCAGTTCTTGGCCGTAGGCCGCCTCCGTTCTGTTCATTTCGCCTGCTACGTGGCGTGGCCTGCCGCGCGCGACCTTGCCGCCGGCAGCGCCTGCATCACCCGCGGCGCCGGCCACAGGCCTGTAGGCGCGCCCTGCCGTAGTCGCATCCGCGCCGGCGGCACTTCCCGCCTTGCCCAGAAGCTTGCGCATGCCCTCGGGCATGTCGGCGGTGCTGGAGTAGCGCAGCGCGCGCGCTCCCTTCTTCATGCGCGCGGCTCCACTACCTGCAGCACCCGCTTCATGCGCTCCCGGAGGGCGTCCCACTCTTGCCGCGCCTTCTCCATCGCCGCAGCGTGCTCGCGCTCTCGCTCACTGATCCACGTCTCCAGCTCGATCTGCATGAAAGCCAGGCGCTGGTCCAGGGATAGGGTCTTGAACGGCGATGGCGCGGCCTGATCGGTCGTGCCGCTGTTGGCAAGGTGCGCAGCCGGCGACCGGGGCACTACCGCCACGAGTTCGCCGCGCGCTGCCCACACCGGTACACCACGGCCGTCCCGAGGGCTGTGCTTATTGTTCCGCCGTTCGACGTGGCCCAGGCCATCCAGTTCGCGCAGCAGCCCGGCAACGGCCGCTGTGGATGCGATCAACGCCTCGCGCGGATGGCCTGCATCGAGCGCCACCATGCCCATCTGCTCGAGCAGCTCCGGCGCCGTGCATTCGCCGGCAACAGCCAGGCAGTAGCGTGCCAAGGTGCGGTGGTACTGGCGGAGCGCGTCGGGCGTGATCATGCGTCGCTCCCTGCGGCGGCCATCTTGCCGGTCGCCGGCCTGCTGTCGGTATCGGGGGCGGCAGGACGGTGGCGACCGAACATTGCGTCGACGGCGCTGGCGGCTTCGGCGACGGTCTCCGGCTTCGCCAGCTTTTCCTTCGGCGGCAACGGGTCAGTCTTCTCAGCCTCCAGCCTCAAGGCAGGCGGCGGCACGGTCAGCTGGCCAGCCATCACGCCCTGGCGCACGAACTCGTAGGTTTCGCGCAGCAGGTGATCGCCCTGCTCGGCGCTGCTCGTCTCGAGGCGATGGGTATCGATGTACTGCCAGACCAGCACGGTGAATCCGCTACGCTCGCCGTTCAACCGCAGCTCCAGCTTGACCTGTGCCAGTGACGGGATGCCCAGGCAGCGCGCGCGGAACGTCGGCAGCGACGGCGGCCAGCCATCAGCGCCGGCGACGCATGCCTCGATGCCGGCAACGATCTGCTCCTGGTTCAACCCGGCGAGGCCGCGAGCCCAGGTGGTGCCGGCGCCCTTCGATGGGTCAACACCGAAGTCGCGCGTGAAGCGCCCGCCGTACACGTCGGCCAGCGCCACCCACAGGCCTTCAATCAGCTCCATCGAACAGGGGCCCTGATCCGCCGGCGGCGCGTGCATCGCGGCGCCTTGCGATCGAAGCTCGGACCTTTTCGCCGGGAGAGAGGTTGTGATCGGCTGCATGGGTTCCTCCGTGGGTACGAGATTGGTTGGGTGCATCACGCTCGAGCCACGCGGCTTCGAAGCCTTGCCAGTTGCGGTTGCAGCATTTCTTGAGGCAGTCGTCGACGGAGAAGCCCATCGCCTTGGCTTGGTGCAGTTCAGCGCCGAAACTCTCGAGCACGGTCGGCGTAACCGGTGCGCGGCGCTGGCGTCGCAGCTGCAGCCAATCGGCCAGCACCTGGGAGGACGGCGGGTTAGGCCAGGACGAGAAATCGAGATCGGGCGGCTGCGCGCTGGGCGCGCTCGCGCGTTTCCTCTGCTTCTTTGGTTCTATTCCTGGTTGTATTCCTGGTTCCTGTGCACCTGATTCACTACCCCCGTGAACGTCGTTCACTACCTTCGGAACGTCGTTCACTACCCCCGGTGCATTTGGTTCACCACCCTGGTGAATCTGATTCACCACCAAATACGGGTCATCCGCAGGTGCCTTCGGCTCGGCTTGGATGCCAACGTGGAAATTCAGCAGGTACTGATTCGGCAGGCGCACGTTCCCGTTCGCCCGCGACAGAACGGTGATGTATCCAGCTTCAGCCAGGCGGCTGATTTGGTCGATCACCGACCGACGTGTCAGCCCACAGTCTTCTGCCAGTTTGTCGTGGCTTGGCCTGCACTGCCCTGTGTCCTTGTTGTGCCGCTCGGCCAGCATGAGCAGGACGAGCTTCTGGGTGCTGGATACGCGCTGGCGCGCCGCCCATGCGAAAGCATCAAAACTCATGCGCGCTGCTCGCTCGACAACGCCGCCAGGTCGAGCCCATATGTCTCGGCAAGCGCACTCCGCCAGCGAAAGGCCGTAGCTCGGCTCACGCGGAAGCGGCTGGTGATCTGTTCAACAGACGGGAATTGATCCAGCTCCACCGCCCACCGGGTGAAGATCATCACGATCCTCGTCTGCGTATACCCGACCAGCGCGTGCTGTGGGCGGTGCGCCCGCGGCGGCGCCGCGGCGACACCGACCACGTCGCTCTCACTGAACGACGCAGGGCGCGCATCGGTGAGGCGCGTCCCCAAAGAAGACATCAGGCTCACCGCTCAACGCCTCCCGCCACGTCCCCTGCCCTCGCACGGCCAACGGCCGGCGAATCGAACTGCAGCGGGCGATCGCCCAGCCTGGGTGCAGCTTCCTGATGATCGGCCACCAGCATTCGATACCAGCGGTAACCGGTCGCCTTGGACACCGGAAAGCGTTTGCGAAGCGCTTCGACGGTGATCGGCCCGGCGTGCGACCTCGCCCAGATCACCACATCGGCGTAGGGTAGAACCTGCAGCACGTTGCGAGCCTCGCTCAGCGCAATTCCGTCTCGCTCCAGCGCGCGCATGACCTGAAGCGTCTGCTCGATCGCGTGCGCGCTCATCGTGCGCTCCCGGAGACGACCCGCATCGGCTGCATCTGCTGCAGGTGGCCATCGACGTAGCAGGCCATGGTCTGCACCTCGGCCAGAAGATCGGCCAATTCCCGCCTCGCCTTGCGCAACTCCGGGATGTCCTGCGGACACACCTTCCCATCCTCGAGGACGTTGGACAGCGCCTGGAGGGTATGGCCGAATTCGACGGACATCCGGGCCACGCCGAGCACACCGGCCTGCGCTTCCATCTGCGGCGCACGTGCGCCTAGGAACCCATACCGCTGGGCCAGCTCACGGGCGCAGTCGTCGCTCCACGGCTGCGGCAGCGCCTGAATCCATGCTTCCTCCAGGTCGACAGGCAGTTTCACCGTGCCGGTGCGGAACCGCGCGATCAGCTGCGCGTTCGCCTTCTGGGCCTTCTCGATAGAGTCGGCGCACGTGCCCGCGTGGAACGCGATAACGCGCTCATTCGGGGCAACGGTGGCCATGTACTGATCTGCCACCGCCTGGGCGAAGCTGGCATCGGTGTGGTGGCTGTTTCGGATGCTCTCGGTGGTGTATCGGAACACCACCGACGACCGCGGTTCTTGGAACTGAGGTTCCGGCTTCATTTACGCACCTCGGGAGGCGATGCAAGCTGTCGGCCATGGATAGGAAGACAGGTGACTGGGATGTCAGAGGAACTCAAGGCAGTGGCGCTGCCCGGGCGGCGCCGCGCGCTGGCCTCGTGGCCGGCGCGGGAAGGCCGCGCGAGCAGCGGCCTCATCAGCAGGTCTCGACCGGGACAATCCGGTCGGCGTCGGGGTCTGAGTCGCCCGCGCGCTTGGCGAAGTAGTCGGGTTTGAGGACGAAGCGCAGTTTCAGCGCCCATTCGTCGACGATCGGCCCGTCCGGCCATTGGTAAACCGCGGACGGGGTGATCCCCAGTGCACGGGCGAGGGCTGCACCGTTACCGCCGTAGGCGGCAATGGCGTCGGCTTTGCTGATACGGGGCATGTTCATGGCCCAAGTATAAGTGCGCTAACTCGAACCGTGCAAGCACGCTTCTACGCCGACCACATAAGCTCGCTAACACTATGCCTACCACCCTTGCCTCCCGCCTGAAGCACGCGCGCACCGCGTCTGGCTTCGAAGAGCCTGCCGAAGCCGCGCGCCGGGCAGGCATCACTCCATCCGCGCTGTACCAGCTCGAGGACGGGCGCACGAAGTCTCTCAGCGGCGAGACCGCCGTCAAGTTGGCGCGTGTGTATCGACCTTTCCGCATCGAGTGGCTGATCGACGGCACTGCGCCTGAGCGCGATGGCGGTTCATCAGTCGCCACTGGATCGTCCAGTGAGACGCCCACCGGGTACGTTCGCCTCAGAGTTATGGAAGGCGAAGCGTCAGGAGGGTATGGGGCGGTGAATCAGGACTTTCCTGAAGTAGTGCGTGAGATTGATGTTGCCGAGTGGCAATTACGGCAGCAGATCGGCTTCGTGCCGGAAGGCGATCGCGTGCGCCTGGTCACTGTGCGCGGCGACTCGATGTATCCGGACATCAAGAACGGTGACCTGCTGTTCGTGGACACCGCACGCCCTTACTTCGACGGCGACGGCCTCTACCTGATCAATTTTCACGGCCAGACCTACGTCAAGCGCCTGCAGGTGCTGCGTGATGGGCTACACATAATCAGCACGAATAAGCGGTATTTGAGCGAGGTTGTGCCACCGAACGAGGCCGATCAGTTACACATCGGCGGGCGTGTCCTGGGCCTGGCGCTGATGCGCAGCGCAGAAGAAGTCTAGCTCTTCCTACCCGTTCGTCCATAGGACGGGAAAAGCTCGCCGGCGCAATGCCGGCGATGCCTATGCCGGCAAGTCGGCCGCGCAGTACCGGCACTTCACCGCTTCAGCGCGCACCTGCTCCGCACAGAACGGACACTTCTTGTATCCCACGACGGCATCACCGTCGGCCAGCTTCTGCGCGCGGCTCTTCATCGCAAGCGCCGCGACCAGCATTGCGGCAAGGGAAGCGAATCCTGCCAAGGCCATGGCCACGCCGTTCCCCCCCGACGCCAGCGACACCAGGATGGCTGCAACGAATCCGATGATCGGACAACCGATCAGGAAGAGCACCCAAGGCAGCTTGCGCACTGCGGCAATGACGGTGACCAACACCGTTCCCGCCAAGAACAACATAAAGCCGATTGCCGGTTCCATCTCTCGCTCCTTCCTATCCCTGTGCCGGTGCCTGGCCTTGGAAATCCTCATGGCTTGACCGCCACGGTCATTCAGCCTGTCCGTTAAGGATAGAAGCACGCTGTATAAGCGTGCTTGCATTCTGAATGTAAGCGTGCTTTCATTTGCCTAGCCAAGAGCGTAGCGGCCTCCAACGAAGGCCGGCGTATCCAGGAGGGCAAATCATGTTCTTCCCGAAGTTCCTCGGCCTCGCAGCAGTGCTGCTCTTGGCCTCCGCACCGAACCTTGGACAGGAAGCGCCGGCGCCGGTCGGGGCAGCCTCTCATCGCCCCACCAACCTGGTCGTCACCAGCCCGCGAATCTGCGCCGCTCTCTCGGTGTACGAACTCGCCCAGGAAAACGACTGGGGCCTCCGCGCCACTGTTGCCCAGGCCACCCTCAACGGCTTCACCTTGGAAGGGCGCGTACCGGACTGCGCCGCCGGCGTCGGCGTCGCCCTCACGACAGACTTCGAACCCGCCCGGTGGCAGCTCGCCCTGGACGCGGTGGATGCAGTGTCCAGCGGCTCCTACGCCGTTTCCCCCGACGCCTGTGCCCGGGCCAATACCGTCGTCCCCCTGTCGGCGGAAGCCACCTCCCCCGTGGCGGCCCGGGCGCAGTGCGTCATCTATGGCCTGGCCTTCGTCGAGGTGCGCCCGTGACCGAGGCCACCGTTTCCACCGACCCCGGGCTGACGGTGAAGCCGGATGGGCGCGCGCTGATCGTCGACGGAAAGCTGATCCCCCTCACAGCCGGCGAACTGGTGCTGGTGGGCATGCTGGTGAACACGGCTGGCGCCGTGGTGACCCGCGAAGCCCTGCACACCGCCCTCTATGCCGGACGCAGCAGCGAACCCGCATCCAACGTGGTCGAAGTCCTGATTTCCCGCGCCCGCGACAAGCTGGCTGCGGCAGGTGTGGTGCGCACGATCAAGACTGTCCGGGGCATCGGTTACCGTTTCGTGCAGCACGTCGGAGGTGACGCGTGCACCAGGTAAGCATGAACGTTGAGGTCGACATCGACCTTGAGGAACTGGTCGAGAGCCTTGGTGCCAGCGGCAAGGCTCACCTGCTCAGCCTGTTACGTGATTCGACAAGCGAGCGAAGCGCCTACGGACGCTCGTTCGACCAGGTGATTGACGCAGCGCACGCCGCAGTGCGTGCCATGCCGAATCCGCCGCGGGAGTTCTCCGACCTCCTGTGGATCGTCCACAACAGGGCAACGCCATGAGCCGCCCTGTGCCAGTACCTACCCCCGATCAGGTCGCCGCCATGCAGCGCGCGAAGAAGCCGACATATCACCCATACAGGGTGTGGCATGCGCCGGCGGACGTCGCCCGCGCGCTGGTTGAGGAATCCGAGAAGGTCGTGCCGCGCCGCGAACGGCTGGTGCGCGGATGAGCCGGAACCTCCACCTCCTGGGCCGCAGCCTCGACGCAGTGCTGCTGCCGGGCACCGCCCCAATCACCGCCGAGCAGCGCCTCGAACGCTACTACCGCGCCGTCCTGGCGCACCCGGGCGCAATGCGTGGCCTGCGCATCCAGCTGGGCGAGTGCTTCCAGTCTGCGTGGAAGCGCGGTGCCAAGCCCCGCCTGTCCCATCTGCATGTCGACCACCCGCTGATCTTCAGCGTCCTTCGAGAGCCCTGAGCCATGTTCTTCCGCAACTTGATGATGTTCAGCTATCCCCAGCTGCCGATGTTCGATTGGCAAGATGGCCTCAAGCACGCCGCGCTGAAGCCGGTTGGTCCGCTGGAAATTGTGTCGGCCGGTTTCATTTCCCCCTTCGGCCGCGAAGAGAAGGAACTGCTGTCGCACAGCATCGGCGACGCCATGTGGCTGGCTGTAGGCGCGGAAGAGAAGATTCTGCCCGGCGCTGTGGTCAGCAACTTACTGGCGCACAAGCTGGAGGATATCGAAGAGAAGGAAGGCCGCAAGCCCGGTGGACGTGAGCGCAAACGCCTCAAGGACGACCTGTTCCATGAGCTGCTGCCGCGCGCCTTTGTCCGAAACTCTCGCACCGATCTGATCCTCGATCACCAGCGCGGCATCGTTTTCGTCGACACCAGCAGCCGCAAGACCGGCGAGAACATGATCAGCCAGCTGCGCAGCGCGGTCGGAAGCTTCCCTGCCCTGCACGTGAACCCCGAGGTGTCCCCCATGGCGATCCTCACCGGGTGGATTGCCGGTGGGGAGCTGCCGGACGGTCTGAGCCTGGGCGAAGAGTGCGAGCTGCGAGACGTGGCCGAGGGCGGCGCAATCGTGAAGTGCCAGCATCAGGAACTGCGCTGCGAAGAGGTCGACCTGCACCTGCAGTCGGGAAAGCTGGTTACCCGGCTGGCGCTGGTGCTCAATGACCACCTGTCCTTCGTCCTCGGCGACGACCTGGTCGTGCGGAAGCTGCGCTTTCTGGATGGCGCGCTGGACCAGCTGGAAGACACCGACGACGACGGTCGCCGTGCCGAACTGGATGCGCGCTTTGCCTTGCAGTCGGGCGAGTTGGGGCAGCTGTACGACCTTCTGGCCGACACCTTCAAATTTTCGAAGGTGGCCTGAGCATGCCTGCCACCAATCCCATGCCGCGGCAGGGTCCTAACAACGCGCGCGGCGCCGGTGGGCGCTCTGTGCGCGTTCCGCTCGGGGTAGCGACCGTCCGCGCGGTCCTGCGCCGGCACATCCGGGAAGAACGCTGCCGCATGCAGGACCTCATGGTGCCTTGGCACTGCAAGCGCCAGACGGTCTACGACATCTTCCACGACGGCCGCCCTCTGTCACCACAGCACGTTGAAGCCGCGATCGGATGGCTGGGCCTGGACGAGTTCGACGCCAACGAGCTGCGGCTGCTCGGTGCGAGCGAGGCCGGCTGGAAGCTGGACCCGGCTTTCCTTGCGGTGGTGTTGGAAGGCGGCGTGCATGGTTCCGGCGACCTTGCCGCGCGGCGTGCAGAGCAGCTGGCCCTGCGTCAGGACAGCGCGCGGCTCGGTGCGCTTCAACAGCACTCCTGGGCGCTGGAACCCGTGCCCCTGCCGGTGGCCGGCGGCGACGACGCCGACATCGGCTGGCGCGTAACCAACTTCCACTGCGCCGCACCCGAGCGGCGCACCGTCGCCGAGGTAGCTGAGGACGACCCGCGTGCAGCGCTGGACGCGGCGCGGCGCGCGCTGCAGGCGGCACCGGCATGAACGAGCGCCTCGTACTCGACGCTGTAGCTGAGCGGCCGCCGCGCCGGATTAAGCAGCCGACCAAGGACACGATCCGCGCTTGGCTCAGGGACGCGGAGACCAGGGCAGCGCAGCTGCAGGCGGACATGCGCGAGCTACGCGCCAAGCAGCTGCCTGCCGATGAACGCACCCGGCTCGTTGCCGACCTGGTGCACGCCGCGGCCGCTCTCGGCCACCACAAGACGCTGCGCAGCAGCAGCGACCGAACGATCAACCACTGTCAGGCCCGCGTAGACGTACTGGCCGCCACCCTGAAAGGAGAACAGCATGGACGTTGAACGGTCCCCCTCCCCTACCTGCACCTGCCCGTCGGCCGATGGTTCGCTGCGGTCGCCCTGCCCGGCCCACGGCGCGGTGCCGGCGATCAACCTGCAGCACGAGCCGCTCGGCTTCGTTCTGTTCCCGCTCTCCCCGGCCGCGGTCGCGCCGCACGTCGCCGAGTACATCATCGGCTTCGATTTCGATGAAGTGCGCGACGTGTATGGCGAGCGCTTCGCCGTGTTCTGGCGGGGCCTGGTCGGGATGTTCGCCGGGCAGCCCGCCACCGTTGCACTCCCCGTAACTGGAACGCAGCAAGTCGCCGGGCAGCAAGCGCCGTCACACTTGGCGACCAGTGAGGGCGGCCGCCGCTTCATCGCCGAATTCTTCGCCACTGAGATGCGCCGGCACGACTTCACCGACTACATCAGCACGCGCCTGGCTGCGGACTTCGCCTGCGCGCTGGCCCAGCACCTCGGCGCAACTGGCAAGCAGCAGGTGGACGCAGTGCGCGTGCTCCCTGCCGAGTGGAGAGCGCGGGCCGGAGAGCTGGACCTCGGTGACGAAATCGGGCTTACCCATCACTTGAAGCTGAAGGACTGCGCGGACGAGTTGGAAGCCGCCCTCGCCGCCCGCCAGCCGGCGGTGCCGGTGGCATCGGTCGAATTCATCAATGGCCACGCTGCGGAGTTGGTTTTCACCGGCGCTGCGCTCCCGGATGGTCAGCACGCCCTCTACACCGCACCGCCCGCGCAGGGCATCGACCTGGGGCAGCAGCAGGACGCCGCCCGCTGGCGCTGGGTGCGCGAACAGAGCGGCGTCACCGTGTCGGTGGAAGAAGCAGATGACGATGGCGACCTGGCGTACGTATCCGGGCACACGCCAGAAGAGCTGGACGCAGCGATCGACGGCCAGCGCGATGCAGCGCCGGGGGTGGACAATGGCTGATCACAAACAATGCTGCCCGAAGTGCAAGGGCACTTCCGGATACTTCTTCAGCCTGACCACCGTGCATGGAATGGCCGCATGCGGATGGACGGCGGACGATGAACCTGAAGCGGGGGAAGGAGTCCGGGGAAGTGGTGGGTCCGGCGTCTCGCTTTTCGAGTGCATGGACTGCGGCCACAAGATGCGCGAGTCAACCGTGCGGGCTATCCGTGGGGTGACCAATGGCTGATATCAAACAGCAGACCGATCTGAACCCCTACAACGACGGGCCGATCTGGATGGCCTTTGGGCTCGGCCGTGCCGGTTACCTGGTCGTTCCACGTCGAACGCTCCAATCGATGCCGCTGGCGTGGCAGCAGCAGTTCGTGGCGCTTATGGACGAAGCGCAGAAACTGCTACCGGCCGAGGCATTCCCCGAGTACTCCGTGCAGCGCAAGGAGGGCGGTAGGTTCGTAGCCGACCCGCTGCGGGACTACCGCCACACCGGTCCTATCGCCCGAAATCCGCCCGCCACCCTGGCCACCGTCAAGCCGCCGCGTAACATGCGTGTGTGCGTACCAGCCGTCGCAGAAATCAAAGATCCCACCGATGGCTGATCGAATCGGCTCAACTATCTTCGGAGCCATCCTCGTTCGAGGAAGGGTAGTGAGGAGCGTGTCTACCGCTGACCTGATTGACGGCAGCTTCTGCGTCGGAGGCGAAAGCGAGAAACTGGCCGACAGCGGTTCGAGCGTCGGCTGCCCAGTTGAATCGAAGATCGGGTGCATACCAAATCGCATCAAGCATCGTCGGGCTTTCTGGGCGTGCAATCCTTCGAGACTGCCTCGCAACATAACCCGCAATCGCCACTGTTGCGGCCAGACGCTCGCCCTCAGCTCCTTGCAAGTTGACGCCGGCCACTCCGATGGCTGTCAACTCTGCTTGCAGAGCCTCGATAACCCCAGCCAGCGCATCCCGATCCCCTGCAGTCGGGCGATCCACCCCCTCACTTCCAATCACACCTGCAATGGTGGCCAGGGCTCCCTGTGCACGGTGGAGTCTTGGCCAGAGGCCCATCAAAGCAAATTTATGGGCAGCCTTTTGATGAGCCTCTCTCTTTCTCCGTTCACTGGCGGCCAAATGCAAAGCTACTACAGACGCAAAAGCCGCAGCAGCGGCCCCAAGCAATCCACCAACCGCACCTATCGCCGTCCAGTCGGCTTGGCATCCATCGCCCATCGAGAAGCACGGCACCACGCTCGCAATCTCCATCATCAGACGTTACCTGCAGGGATTTACGTCGATTCTGCCACGTCAGTGCCCCCACTCGGGATTGTCGGCATGATTGAGGACCTAGGCTTCCAAACGTTTCCGGAGAATCTCCAATTCGGACAGTATTTCGGCCAAACCCCGGTTGCTTGTCAGCGCGTGCTCATGTTTGGACGTGCCGCCGTAGCCGGTTCTAAGCCAGTCATCCGCGCGGCTCCGCAAGGCTATGTTCGCGGCTTCCAGCACCACCAGGTGCCGGGCATTTCGTTGGTGCTCGGCCAGCTTCGGGCCGAACACCGTCAGCAGCGTGGCGCTCGGCTGCTGCAGCAGCTTCTCCGGATTGCCATTGACCCCGCCGTGATGCGTTTGTTGCGCCAGCACTTCCAACAAGTCGGCCATGCTCCGGTCTCTACCAGGAGCAGGCAACACTCGGCGACGCTGGCGTCCCGTGGCGCGATTTGCGGCGATGAGGTCGTGGATGTCCGCTTGCTCGCGAAGAGCAGCCGCGTAGTTGAGTGCAGTGCCTCGCAGCTCGGCGTGCGTAAACCTGGCGAACTGATTTTTCATCGCGGCGATCGTACTGATCGCCGTCTCACGAGCTGATAGGGGTAACCAATGACCGTTGAATTTAGCGCCGCGGGAAACCTCGACGTGCTGCTCGAAATCATCACTTCCAAGCAGTTCGACGCGCTGCTCAAGATCGACCAGGTCGAGGCCATCACCAGCTTCAAGAAGAGCTACATCTATCGCGAGATGGCGGCCGGCACCTTCCCCCCATCGACGCCTGTGGGCGGGGGCACGCGCTGGTATCTGAGCGATGTCCTGACCTGGGTTCTTGCGCAAAGGCGCACCCAACCATGGGTGCCGGAGGGTGGTATCAGGGCAGATCGGCAGGTTTTTTCAAACGGGCACCAAACGGGCACCAACCACTGATCGCCGCTCCAGCACCACCAACACAATTGCGGTAAATACTTGATTGTGTTGGTGGGCCCACCAGGATTCGAACCTGGAACCAAAGGATTATGAGTCCTCTGCTCTAACCGTTGAGCTATAGGCCCTTGCGGCCGCACAGTGTAGTGGACGCCAACGGCTGCTTTCCACTGCGAACGTCACCGAAATCGTCTCAGCCGCCCCTTTCAGCCAAACCGCTGCCCCATTGCCTGCACCCTGCCGGCGTTCTCGGCCGCCAGCGCCCGCAGCGCCGTCGAGCGCAACAGCCGCGACCCGGCCACCCGCTGCCAGAAGTCCAGCGCCAGTGGCGCCGCCCATTGCAGGTGCGCAAGGTCGCCACTGCGCTCCGGCGCCACCTGCGCCAGCGGGCGTGCCGCACGCAGCACGCCGGTGCGGGAGGGGGCCAGCGACATCGGCAGCATGTCGTACACCGGTGCCAGTGGCAGCGGGCCGCGATCCACCAGATGGAAGCCGAGGTTGCCCTGATGCATGTCGCTGTTGCCGATCAGCCGGCCGAAGGCGTGCAGGCGCGCCATGGCCGTGGCGGTGTCGCGATCCACCCAGCGCTGCGCCAGCAGCGCCTCTGCAGCCACGCCCCAGGTCGTGGTCGCCTCGCCGACGAAGGCCGAGGACAGCGCCAGCAGCGAGACGAAGCCGCGTCGCCCCAGTACGTCCGGCGTGCGGTCGAAGCGCTCTACTTCGAGGAAGGTGTGGCTGTCGGTCTGGATCAACTGCGATGCAGCAGCAGGCACGCCTGCATCGCGCAGGCACGTCAGTGCCAGGTGCTCGCATGCCAGCAGATCGGCCCAGCGCTCCGCGGCGTCTCCTGCGGCGGGCTGGGCGAACTTCACCAGTGCGGCGTAGCGGCCATTGGCATGGTCGACGGTGGCGGTGAACTTCGGCTGCTCGCCACCGGGAGACGAACCGACGTCTTCGCCTTCCAGCGCAGCGGCGGCGCGCGCCGGGTAGTGGACGGCGCGCTCGTCGGCCCGCACCCGATCCGGTGGCGCATCCAGCGCGCGCAGCGCCGCATCCACCGCATCGCCTCCGAGCAGCAGATCGCCGGTTTCAGTACCCCCTGCACGTACCAGGGCCATCAGGGTGTCGCCGAGCTGCCAGCGGTTGAGGTCGTCGGGAACACCCAGCTCACGGCCACGACGGTGTGCGAACGTGCGGCCGAGAAAGCCCTGCGGGCGCAGGTCGTCCAGGTACCACGGCAGGCCGGGGAAGTGGCCTTCCACGCCGGAGTCCGGTGGCCGGGTGAGGTTGGGGCGCGCGGTATCGGGTTGCACGTGGAAGGTATCGCCGGTGAGCGCCACCACGGTCCCGAGCTCTTCCAGGGTGGCATCGGCGCGCAGCCGGAACAGCGGCCACTCGCTGCCGGCCGCGGTGGGCTGGCGGACGGCGTAGGCGGTAGCGCGGGTATGACCCAGGCGTACGACGCGGTCGCCCGCCTCGGCGACCAGGCGTGCGAGCGTGGGCCGGGTGATCCCCAGACGCGCTGCCAGGGCACCTGCTGGCACGGCGTCGCCGGCGGGCAGGCTGTTGAGCAGATCCTGGGGCTCGAGGGTGCGAGGGCGCGCCATGGGGAGGACCAACGGAATTAAGTTACGAATCTATACGGCAAAAGATGGCCGTTAGCAACATCGCGTTATTTCAACCCATTGATTCATAATGCGTCTATTGGATGCAACAGCTTTTTCACTCGATAATTAATTTACGTATTTATTTACGTAAAAAGTTGAGTGTCGGAGCCGAAAAAGCAGCCAGCCATGGGCTGGCTCTACGATTGTGGGCGGCCGATCCGATGCGCAGCGAAGTGACGACTGGATGGTCGATTCGGCGCGCAGCGAGGTGACCGTTGGGCGGCCGATCCGGCGCGCAGCGAGGTGACAACTGGGCGGCCGATCCGGCGCGGCGAGGTGACAACTCGGGGCAGCCGATCCAGCGCGCAGCGAGGTAACGCCCACCACCCCGCCGCCGCCCACAAAAAAGCCCCGCCGAAGCGGGGCTTTTTGAACGCCTTACCGGCCGCCTGGGATCAATCGATATCCAGGAAGCTGCGCAGCTGCTCGGACCGGCTCGGGTGACGCAGCTTGCGCAGCGCCTTCGCTTCGATCTGGCGGATGCGCTCGCGGGTGACGTCGAACTGCTTGCCGACTTCCTCGAGGGTGTGGTCGGTGTTCAT